TTCCCCCGAGGAGGAGTGAGGTGTTTTGCCGTTGCACTTCTTATCTGAATCTTTCAAGCTGTTTGCCACCACTATCATGGCGGCAGCCGAGATGATAAAGGCGAAAATGGCTAAGCTCAATTAAATTCGTTTACGTCTTGCCGCATATCTCAAAAAATATTCGTAAATTGCAGCACCTAAGCACAATACCACGAATGAAAATCACGGAAATAGATTACAGAAGCGACTTCACGTTGCGCATATCCGTCAAAGATATGCTGCAAAAACCGCTCGCGCTTAAAGATTACGACTTCGAGGGCGTAATCACAAGCGGCGCAAACAGCGCGACTTATACTTTCAGTCGCACCGAAAATCAGTGTACCCCTAATTGCTATGTCGATGATGACGATGTTATTGTCTGCAAGTTTGACAACCACGGCTTGCAGCCGGGACGTCTGATACTGACGTTTACAATTTTCGTCCCCGATGCGTCATATCCCGATGGCACGCGCAAGGATGTTGCCGAGCGCCGCTTGGACGTCAAGCTCGTTGACGGTAAATGCCCCATCGAATATCCCACTATCGAAGCCGAACTTATCTTGCCTACGCTTAAAGGCGATAAGGGAGACAAGGGCGACCGTGGCGAGCAGGGCTTGCAAGGCATACAAGGCGTCAAGGGAGACAAGGGCGATAAAGGCGACAAGGGAGACCAAGGTATACAGGGTATACAGGGCATACAGGGCATAAAAGGCGATAAAGGCGACCGTGGCGAGAAAGGAGATAAAGGCGATACGGGAACAATCACCGACAATACGGGCGGCACGATAAACGGCGACTTAGCCGTCTCTGGAACGCTTAATGCCAATATCGTAACCGTTGGCAACGGCCTGACGGTGAGCAACTCCGACATAACGGTTGCCGGAGGCGACATCCACGTGCAGGGCGAAGCCGAACTTGGCTCGGTCAAGACTACCGGCGACATCACGGCTAACGGCAACATCACGGCAGGCAGCCTCACCGCCAGCACGGCCACTCTCTCCAATACAACGCTGAGCGGAGACACTACATTCGACGGTGGCAGTGTGTCCGTGGATAGCGGGTCTCTCGTGGTCGCAAGCGGTGTAGGCTTCTACGCCGACAATATCAACGCCGTGCGCATAGACGGTCGTATAGATTTCGTATTCCACGGCATCCGCCAGAGCTTGCCTACGGATTATACTGCCGTAGCGCAGGCTGTTTCGCCAAAGACGCGCGTGGATGGCAGCTCGTATGATATATTCTACATCCGCGACAAAAAGCGCTTTGTGGCTGTTGACGATGCGACCAAGACTTACGCCGAGCGTTTTTATGACGAGGAGGAGTACAACATCATCACCAACAACAAGCCGACCACGGCACGCACCGACCGCACGTGGCAAATGAACGGCAAACTATATGCTTGGGATGCAGAGTTCGCACTTAAAGACCCTAACAACCTGCTTTCGGCCTATGTGGGCGACCTCACCTGCCTAAACGACAGCGCCAAAGAGGCTTTTATCAAGTCGTGGAACGAAGCCTTTTATAAAAACGGACGTAAGTTTGGCGAGTATAATCGCGAAACAGGCTACTTCGAGGGCAACGGCCTCACTGACATCACCTACGAGCAGGCCAAAATCATTATGAAGTTCGTGGGTATATGTCAAAATCCGAGTAGTATATGGCGGAAAATTGACGGAGGATATAGCCATGGCGGATTAGGGAATTTTCGCTTTGATTATTATGGCAAAGGCCAGGATTCGCGTGGCCCACGCACATTCCCGCCGATAGTTAATGGTGCATCGGGAGGGGTTTACAACAGCAATCATCTCCTTCAAGGAGACATCTGTTTGCAAGCCGCATCGTTTGCAGGCTCAGGCGGATTGACGGGGAATGAGTATGTGTTTGACTCTTGCCGTAATCTGCGTTATGTGCTTAATATGGAATTAAACGATACGCAAAGCAAAAAGACCGGTATGTTTGTAGGTTGTGTGGCGTTGGAAACCGTAGAACTCAAATCTCTGACCCAGGGCACGGTAAGTTTTGAGCAGAGTCCCAAGCTGACACTTGACAGCATCAAGTATATGCTTAACAACCGTAGAAAGGAGGGCGATATGCTCTCCAATGAGAAGTATAAGTTTACCATCAAGTTGCACGCCGAGGTCTTTGCCAAACTCACTGACGAAATAATAGCATTGGCAGCGGAGATGAATGCTACACTTGTAAGTGCATAACTTAATTTTTTGATTATGATACAATACAACAATCATCGAATATCTTCTGACAGCGGCAAGTACGTCCGCCGCATCTCGGATGGTCTGACCGCCAAGGCCATAGCCGCAATGACATACAACGCGGACGACTACGAGGAAGTAGACGAATTGCCCGTGTCCTTTGACGAGACGGCCTACAAGGCTGCGGTCGAGCGTCTTATTCGCGAGCGATACACCGTTGCGGACGAGTTGGGCATACTGCGTCAGCGCGACACCAAGCCCGAAGAATTTGCCGAGTACAACGCATTTGCCGAGGAGTGCAAGGCGCAAGCAAAAGCGGAAATGGCCGCAGCCGCACAAGCCGCGCCATCGCTCTCATGATTCCCATCGCTCCCATTATTCCCATTTTTCAGAAACCGTAAGAAGCCTGCAAACAAAAACTCGCTGACAGACAAAGTATTATAAACAGCGTGGATTTTCCGCGCAAATAAAACATCTTATGTTCAAATTCACAATCAACGCAAAAGATTTAGGCGTAATTCAAACGCTCGATAAAATCGCAAGCAGCAGCCTCAACAAAACACTGACTGCGCAAGCCTCCTTGCTATTGGAGGTTGATGACAACCAAACAATACGCCTTACGGCTTCTAATGCCGAAGCGCGTATAACCGCAACTCTGCATCCGACACAAGCTGACGGAAGCGGCAAGATATGTATCGACCCGAAGAAACTCGGCGCACTCGTCCGCGCTATCGGCGAAATGCCAATGACGATAACGTATGACGATACAAATATGGTGAAAATCACCACACCCAACGGCAAGTATGGACTAAACGCTTATGACGCAGCAATCTATCCGCAAGCGGTCAACGCCGCAGGGACGACATACAAAGTCCTCACCGAAGACGTCGCTCGCGGCATCAAGGCAACCGCCTTTGCAGCCGCTACGGAAACCGATTATCACGCTCAGTTACAAGGCGTGCAAATAGCCTTCGGCGACTCGTCTCTGACATTCACTGCTACGGATACACGCTTATTGGCGCAATTATCCATTACCGATTTTCCGAGCATTAAAACCGCCGCTGTCGTAATCCCGACAAGATACGCACAGATGATGGCGGATATATGCGACAACGAAAACGGCGAAGCATCCATAACAATAGCCGAAAAATCCCTCACGCTCAAAACGGCAACGGTCGAATTTACTTCCGCGCTTATTGCCGGAAATTACCCCGATGCCAATCGCGTATTCCCCAACGAAACAAAAGTCGAAGCACGAGTCGATGCCGCAACACTGCGCACAACGCTTTCACGCGTGGCTATTTTGGCCAACGACCGCATCCCGAGTATTCACCTATCCGTTGACACTAACGGCCAAATACACGTCTCTACGAGGGATAAGGACACATCGCAAGATGCCTCCGAACTGATATACGGCACGACAAACCACGAACTCGACATTGACTTCGCATACAAAAACCTTGCTTGCGCATTAAGCGCATTTGCAGGCGAATTAGTGTTGCGTGCCAATGACGCAACACGCCCGATATTGTTAGTCCCTGCCTTACAGGCCGATAAAACAATATACCGCGTATTGGTTATGCCAATACGCATCTGATATACAAGTGAGTAGTTTTCAGTAACTCTACCATTAGGTTTATTCTTCTGCACGTCAGCCCGTTTGCGAAAATAGGCTGACGATTTTTTTTGCCGCATCTGTCTGCGGCTTAAACACTAATAATTATATAATCATGATAGACGAAAATATTTATCGCAAAGAAGGCCGCCGCTACGTCCCTGTCGGTAGACTCGTCAATCTCGACTACCTCCATGACGGCGTATGGTATGTTCGCCACCACGGAACTGTGTCTGTGAGCATGACCAACGCAGACCATCTTGACAATATATACCGCGTTTGCGGCGCTAAGGACTTGTCTATTGACGTCCTTGCAGGAATGGAAAACATCGCAAACGACATCGCCCATTCGTCCGAAATGGTCAATCTGACGTCTAAGGGCTATTCGGTTATGGACATCATTCGCTTGACCATAACCCAAATCATCAATCGACAACAACCAAAAAAATAAAAAAAATGACAGAAACCGAAAAGACCAAGGAGGCAATACGGCTCCACGTCTTAATCAGCGAGTGCTATACAGTGGAGCTAATAGACAATCCCACGCACGTAGATATAACTATTGAGGGAAGTATCTCGGAAGATGGCGATAAACAAAAACAAAGGACGCTGCTTGTAAACAGCGATGAGACTTTGGCGCGAGATGTCCGCGACGCTGTTATTCGTTATAGGCAACGTTTGGTCGCCCAACTAAACGAATTGCAAGATGCTCAGGTTTAACATAGACGACTACCTACGCTGCCAAAAATACTACGCAACAGAAAATCGTTATAGAACCATAGAAAAAGCCATAAAGGTCATAAAGGAACGTCAATGGGTGGATGAGAATGAATACGACTATGACGACAAGGACGAAAATAGCGATTCTAACGGATATATTGGCCGTCCCGAATACGTCAAATATCTGCAAATAAGACTAAACGACTTAACGATGAAATGAACTTATGAAAAAGTTAAATGGCATTGTCCTTGACGGCAAATTCTACGAGGTTGTGAACAAAGATTTCCTTGGCTGTCAAGGATGTGCATTCGGCAACATGCGCTGCAAAGTCGTATGCCTGAATTTTGATGGCGATGTTATCTTCCGCCTCAATCAAAAAATCACCGACAAAATAAACGGCAATGGAGGTAGACAAGACTAAGCTGACCGAGTTGCTTGTGACGATGTGCCATCGCGCGATGGTTATCGACGACAACATCATTTGCAGCGACATCTACAACAAGCAATGCCACGCCTATCTCGGCGAGCGTTACGGCAATTGCCCGCCCGATTGTCCGCACCTCGAAGAAGCGGCGGCGCTCGCACACTGCAAACGCGGCGACTGCCCGAAAATCAAAAAACTACTTAAACAACTGAAACAATGAGCGAAACAGAGGAGGATGGCTATCGGATAATAACCGTAACCCACACAAGAGAACGGCGCGGAACAATGACTTTGGAGTTCACCAACAAAGGCCGCAGTTCCGTGCGCTACTTCCGTGGGGCAAAGCCCGTGTATACATATAGGTGGTGCGCACAGATAATGATAAACCGCAAGCGCCACCGTATGCGCAGTACCAACTACAACAACTGCCGTGCCTGGCTTGACGATATGATAGCAAAGGCCGGGCCGATAGTTACAACACGCACAATGCGAATAAAGATATAACTTATTCGGAAACTCCAAACAACTAAACACGAATGAATAAACTAATTACTTGGCTTACAACATCAAATCGACATCTGCACCTGCTCGGCGGCGCCCTTATCGGCTTATTTGCGGACGGCCTTTATTGCGCCGCTTACGCCGTTATCCTCGCCGCTTCGGCGCTCGAATTTAAGGACATCCGTTGGGGCGGTCGGTGGGACTGGATAGACTGGCTGATGACCTGCCTCGGCGGTGCTATTGGCTTCGCACTGCAAACGCTAATACTGACACTGATATGAGAATACTAAATACAATGGAAGTTAAAATCAAGAAAACAAACAAGTTGGCCGTAATTCCGGCATACGCATCCATCGGCGCAAGCGGTCTCGACCTTACAGCTATCGACCTCGTAGTAATCAACCCCGGCGACCGCATATTACTGCGCACGGGCATCAGCATCGAATTACCGCAAGGTTACGGCGCTCTCGTTATGGGACGCAGCGGCAACACAATCAAACGTGGCCTGTTCGTTGCCCTCGGACTGATAGATAGCGACTACCGCGGCGAAATCGGCGTAATGGCTTTTAACGCCACCGACAAAAAGATGATAATACAACAAGGCGACCGCATCGGCCAATTGGTAATCATACCCACACCGCAAATACTATTAAAGGAAACTTCTGAATTGAGCGACACGGAACGCGGAAACGGCGGCTTCGGCTCAACAGACATATAATCCATATAATCAAGGCAAATATGAATCAAACAAAATTACAAACAGCATCAAACAGATAGCGCGTATCTCCATTCTTGCCGTCGCAGTCGTAATAGCAATGCCTATGCGCTTGGGCATTGTTATACTTAATTGGGTGTCTAACGGCATATTGCATACCGTCAATCGGCTGCTGAAAATACTGAAAGAAACAAAAGTTACAACCGAAAACAATAAAGACAATGACACAAATCGAAACAATCATACTGCATAGCATTGCTCGGCACGAGGGCGAAGCCGCACGCCGACAGCAAGACGATTGTTATGCCCCTACATTTGAAGTTTGGGTGGACATCAAGGGCGAGTTCGATGCCGCTATTCAACACCTTATCGAGCAAGGCTATATCGAAGAATTGTATATATGGGGCAACGAATACGGCTTCCGCTTAATGAACCGCGACAATGGACACGATAACGATAAGTCGTGATGTTTTTGACAACCCGATGTTTCGCTCCCCCGAAAGATTGCGGATATGGCTCGCGCTACTTTTTGCGGCGGACGAAAATGGCGAAGTGCTAATAAAGTGCCGAAGCTTCGCCGCCGAAAATGGCGTCACATATAAGCAAGTTCGCACAGCGCTTGATGCTTTCGAGCAACGCGGTAAAATCACACGAGGGGCGCACTTGGGGGCGCAGCTAAGGGCGCACTTAGGGGCGCACATAACAATATGTGACATAGAGCAATACAAAGGAATGTGGCGCAGTCAAGGGCGCACTAAGGGGCGCAGTCAAGGGCGCACCATTACATCCAAAATCTCAACTAATACTTTAAGTATTGACGCTGATTTTGTCGCCCCCGAATTTGCCGAGCCATGGCAACTTTGGCTCGATTACCGCAAGGAAACCAAACGCCCGTATAAATCGGAAAAATCGGAACGCATCGGCTACGAACAATTAGTCAAAAAATCTAACAACGACCCGACGCAAGCACTGGAAATTGTTAAAAACACAATCGCCAACGGCTACCAAGGCCTATTCTCCCTCAAAGACAATGAACGAGAACAAAAGTACAAACGCAATAATCCCGCTGTCCGAGGCGGCAATGACCGCTATGCAGCTCTGGAACGAGCAGCCGCTACAATACTATGCGGCAATGACACCTGCGGACATCCCGACAATGGTCAAGGCTGATACGCCTAACCTTTGGACTATACGCAACAATATCGGGCGCGTAAAGGCTATCGCAATTCTCGTTAATGCCCTCGTCCAAACGGCGCGGCTTATAAATGTCGAAAACAACCTCACCGAGGCGCAAATAGGCGAGCTTGCCAATGACATCCTCGACGAATACGGCTTCCTTAAACCTGTCGAAGTCAAAACCGTACTCAAACGCGGTCTGCGCTCTAAAATCTTCGGACGACTTGATTATAATATCGTAATCGAATGGTTCGACGATTACGCCTGTGAACGTACTCGCGCCGCAATGGACATCGCAGACCAAGAGGAAACACAAGCGCAAAATCAGCCCGTATCAGACACTTCTACTATCGGGTGGGAAGAATACCTGCTACTACTCAAAGAACGCGCCAAACGCGGCGAGAAAGCCGCACAAGATATACTCTCCGAGGTGTCGGACGGATACAAGCCGATTGTCGAACTCGGCCGACACCTTGATGCCCGAAAAAAGGAAATGGAATTTCTACAATGGAAAGCAAAACGCAACAAACTAAAACAAAGTCAAAAGCAATAAAGCCGCAGTATCACTACGCTCTCGGTTTCAAGTTCTGCAAGTTCGAAATGGATTTCGCCGATAGAGCAATCCGAAACGCCAACCGTTTTATGCTGCGATTCGGCAAAGGTCGTGCCGCTCGCGACATAGGCGCGGACGTGTCTTTCCGCCGCAAACACTACATACAAGGTAAAATAAATACTGACTATGAACCGGAAAATGATAACTGATAAAATAGAAGTCTCCGCCGTCAAACTGACTGATGTAGACTTATTGCGCCGTGCGGCTTCTACCACTATCGGACACGAAAGCCAAATAACCCTTGAACGAGCATATGCCCTCGGACATAGCATTGTACGCACCCAATTATTTTGGGTCGAATGTAAAAACATTCCGCTATTCGTTGCCTCGCAACTTGTGCGCTCTCATGTCGGAGTGCAATTCTTCCAAAGGTCTAAACGAACGGATCGCGGCGGCGCTGATTTCGAGAATGTATGCACCAACATCAGCGACTATCTCGCGGCAGCAGCCGAATGCGAAGATGCCGAATTGCAGCACGAAGCATTGTCTAAGGCCGCAAATGATATACGCTCTATGTCTGAGGAATACGACAGATATGCCCCCACGGATATTTCGTTTATCGCTAACGCCGAAGCTCTTATTAATATGGCTCACAAACGCTTGTGCCTTAAAGCATCCGACATCACAACTTATGTCGTGGGGCTGATTAATCGTAAGGTCGGCGCTATCGACCGCGACTTGGCCAAACATCTTGTGCCGCAGTGCGTCTACCGTGGCGGAATATGCCCGGAGCATCCGTCTTGCGGCTTGGCGGCCTCGGAAGCGGGACAGATCATCATAAACAAATACCGACAGAATTATGACTATGAAAAAAAGAATTGAGGATTGTATCGTCGATACGGTCTGCGGATGCTACGGGGTCTCGCCGGACGAAATGCGCAGTACGTGCCGCCGCCAAAAAAATAGGCGTAGCACGTAAAATGCTGGCATATCTCTTGTATCGCTATACTCCGCACAATCATCGATGGATCGGCCTTTTCCTTCGGCGGTCATCGCGCTTCGCATCCGAAGGCATAGCACAAACACAATGGGAAATCGAACACATCCGCTCCGTAAAAGAGAATTACGAATACATTATGGATAACCTAAAACTCACAAAAGAAGATGAAGTTAACAGGAAAAATCACTAAGGCGCTCCCGGAAATATCGGGAATGTCCAAAACAGGGAACCTTTGGCGCAAACGCGAGTATGTTTGCGTATACGATGAGACCAACGCCGCTTACCCAAAAGGCGTTTTGTTCTCGGTCATGAACGACCGCATAGACACTCTCAATATCCAAGAGGGAGGCGTTTACGAACTTGATATAGATTTCGAGGCTCGCGAATATAACGGCCGTTGGTGGATGTCGGCTTCCGTGTGGCGTGCAACTCTGCAAGTCGGCGCAGCGCAAGCGCAAGTCCAAACACCGCCGCCTGCACCCGTGGCTCCGCATCCGAATATCGCCCCCGAACCCGTGCAGCCCGTGTCAAGCCCTAACGGCACCGACCTGCCGTTCTAAGCGGTTTGCGGCTTGTCCATACAAGCCATATACCGCCATATCTTTGTCGCCGTGTCATCGCAATCTTCGTCCGCAAAGTAGAAGTTATACGCCGCTACCAATATTTGGCTGTCGTCAAGGTCGCCGCGCATATCGTGCCACATGGCGTTAAAGGCCACGTATTTGTCCCATTGGGTTACGCCTTCGGGAAAATCAAGGCCGCGCGTTGCATCCTCTATTTGCGCCACAGACCAATAAGCACCACGCCGCGTATTTCCGCCTTTGTCGGTACTGCACATTTGCCCCACATCATACGTTGCAAAGGCTTCGTTGTAGTGATGCCCGTAAAGGATTCCGCTTTGTTGGCGCATAAACGCCCAATAGACTTCCTTGTTGACGTCTTTGACGTACTGCAAAAGGTTGTCAACGGATTTCACGGATTTTTCCATCGCGGCGTCATTCCAAACACCGTTGCGGCGTGCCTCGATTATTAAATCATTGTACCTCATTGTTTTATTTGTTTCGTTAGCAACCCGGACATCCTCCGTTAAACTTCGGCAACGGCTTATAGCCGCCGTTTGTTGCGGCAGGATGCTCGGGTTGTGTCGTTTTTATCTGTTTAGTCTTTGCCATAACCAATTATATAGTTTCTGTAAAATCATTAGCGGCAATCCCAGCCAAAAGGAGGCATAGGCCGCGAGCAGGGCAAGGGCAATAGCGGCAAACACATCATAGCCGCAAAGAAGTAACACCGCGAGCGTTCCCCACATTGTCGTACACTTGGGACACTGCGCTATTTTCATCGCGGTCTTGGCTATCTCCTCGGCCAACCCTAAGTGTTGCGCCATAAGCGAACATAGCGCCGCCACTATTGCCACCCACACCATAACTCAAACAATTTTAGGTCGCCGCTGTCAGCGTTAAAGGCGTTTCGCTCACAAACGACCGCGAACATTGATTTCCGCACGTTGACGCCACGACATTGACGGTTGCGCCCTGCGTAAGAGTCAAGTTAGGCGCGGTTGTCGAGTACACGGGTATCGTGAAGTCTTGCGATAGCGGCTGTTGCTTGGTACATCCGCATCCGCCTTTGCACGCTACATAGGATATTATACCTTCTACGTGCAACGTCATTACATACTGGTTCGTCCCCACATTGCTCACTGATTTAATATTGAAACGCGGATTGAACACGGGTGTCTGTTCTACACAGGTGCTGTAACATAGCCGCTGTGTGATGTTTACCTGCACAAAGTACGGCGAGGCTACCGACCCTACGGCCAACACGGGGGTGATGCTCGCAGGCTGGATTTTGTTCTGATTGCAATTACACGTCATAATACATTGCTTTTTAATCCCCGACTACTATTTGTCTTTGCTTGTGTCCGCGCCGCAGTCGTTAGGCTCGGATGTATCGTTGACACCGACATTGTACAACGCCGTATGTATCTCTACCGTCAGCTTGTACAGGTCGGTGATATTGTCGTTTATCGTTTCTAACGCATAGGCCATTTGCTCGAAAATATTCCGCGGTCGGCGCTGTTGTTTGTTGTCGTCTGTTTGTGTACTCATTTGCTTTTCAAGTAGCTGATTAATAAAAAGTTGTCTTTGTATCTCTTTAATGCTTCCGCCAGTTTCTCGGCGGTTATGGCTATGCCTTGCTTACGCTTTTCATCTACAAACAGATAGAAGTCTTTTGCAAGGTTTTCCGCATTTTCGGCGCTGTCGGCATACACGGGTATGGTTATATTATACTGTTGCATCATTCATCGGTGTTAGTGGCGGAATATCTTTCGCAGGCGGCGCTATCGGCGTTACGGGCTGCCCCGACCGTGCTTGCCGTATGAAACTCCAAACGTTCATCAAGTCGTTTTGATTGTCTTTGACCCAACCGAAGATACTGCCTACGGCTTGTTGTGCCTGTTGTATCATTGTCGGCTTCTCTGTCGGAAAATCGGGTAATTCTCCTACGCCGTCCGCAAGAAAGTCATACAGCTCTTTGGCTCGCTTGACATCTCCGTTTACGGCTTGCAAACAGGACATCTTCATCGCCATTTTGGATGTGGGATTTATCATCGTCAAGTCAATCTTTTTGCGGAAAAACATGTTTTATGGTGTGTAAATCAAGAGAGCATGGACAAACCTAAAAAAAACGGCCTGCCCATGCACTCCTTGTCGTGCTTTAACCCTCGCAAGTGCTGTCGCATCCGCATAAGCGGCTACCGCTTACACGCGCAACTCGCAGATAGTTACATCCGCCTATCGCCGAATTTACCCCGCTGTTGCCGTTCATTGCGTAAGCAAGGGCTTCTGCCGTGGCAAGCGCGTTGGCTGCGGCTGTGCCGCCCGTGCCGAGTGCGCTCGAATTGTTGCGCAACGTCTGCTGCACATCAACATCGATGCTGTCTCGGCGGTTGGCCTCTCGGCTCACAATATCCGCCAATAGCGAAAGGGTCTTGGAATTGGCTTCCGACTGATTTTCCGCACCGCGTGCGCGTGCTTTGGAGGCTTGATTGAGACCCCAAAGACCGGCGGCGGCAAGCAATAGCGCACCACCACCCAAACCTGCGGCAAGACCTACGCCCGTAACGGCTGTGCCGTGGCTGTCGCGACGTCCGCCGTAATACGGCTCACAGAAGTTGCCTGCACGGGATGTCCGCGCGGATTCCCACATTGCGAGGTCGCCCGAAGTTATGAAATTGTTTTCCATAGCGATTTTTTTTAAGTGCGGCCAACATCGACCGACTTCGCAAAGGTAGCTATGACTAAGCCTTATGTCAACAGTTCTTTTCTATCCACTTTCGCATTTTATTCCTTACCGCTTCGTAATTACTTCGCATAAGCGTGTTGCCGCGCAAACGCTCCTCAAAAGTCGTAAGAACATAATGCACGTTCCGCTCGCTTATGCCCATATATTCCGATATGCGCGGCACATAAACCCCTAAGTCATACATGGTCTTGATTGCTATATGTCGCGCATCTACCGTCTCGCGAATACGCGATTTGGATGTTATAACCCTTGTGCCGGTCTCTGTCGCCTCTGCCGCCGCTTCCATTACGGCTTCGATTATCTCACTACTCGTCATCGCTGAATTGTTAAAAACGGACGCGGCACAAAACAAATACGCAGCGCCCCGTGTTAAGGATTTACACACACACATAGTCTTACGGTATTTATGTGGGTAAACCCTATGACGCGGAACACTGCGTTGTGGGGTTTATTCGTTAAAGATTAGCCGCTACCCATTGCTTGGTCGTCTCGTCAAATTTATAGATACCCGTGGCATCGACTTTCAGTCCGAAGTTGCCTGCTCGCATAACCAATTTCCCTTCTTTACATAGAAAGGTTGTAGTTCCCCACGTGAAACGCACTCCGTCATTGCCTATGTTGTTGCCGGGAGACTCTCCGTAGCGCCCGTAGCCTTTGACGTTCAGCGTCGATGGCGTAAGCTGCTCCGTAAAACTGCTCGTGGGTATGGTCGCGGCTGTGGTCGCAAGAATTATCGCGTATGTCCCGGCACTGCTTACAACTTCGCTAAACGAACAAGCCGCACGATACGAATCGCCGTTCTTGGTTAATTGCAACATGCGCTCTTTGTACAACTGACCGTCTCGCGTAATTCGCGCAACGACAGCACCGGACATAATGGTGTCTGGCATCGGGATGTCAAGGGTTATGGACGCCGAAATGGCCGAACCCGCCGTGAGCGGCTGGTCGCCGACCGCAATAGTCGTAAGCGTTTTATTATCAAGGTATGCTCCATCGGGCAATGCGATCGACCCCATATCACCTGAGTTTTCCACTCGCTTATATGATATTGATACGGTCTTGGTCTGATTGAGGCTTACACTGCTTTGGCTCTCACTCGTAACATCGTCCCCGATGCTCTGATTGGTGATACGCAACAGGGTGTCGCCCGTATCGATGTCTTGCAGTTTCAGCCCTTCATCGTCCAGAATGACATTCTTGCCTACTTCCATAGTGTTCACTCCGAAACGGACGGTGTTATTGGCGGCGTAGGCCGTGCCGTCGGCTCGCACAAGAAATTTGGCCGCATTGGCCGATGCCGTGGGCTTGGCGGCATCTTCCATGACACCGCCTGCCCATAGCATAACGGCGCCGCCGCCGCCCCAAAGTCCGTTTATGCCTGCCCTGACGGTATAACCGCTTGTCGTCTTTTCGCCGACTTGTATCAAGGATGACAGTACCAAACCGCCGCTTACCGTTGTGCTTTGTCCTAACGCCTTGGTGATATAGTCCATATCGGTTACGCGGTCGGCACTGTCATGATTGTTGGGGCACCACGCTGTCGCTTTCTTGCCTTTTTCTATCTTGGGCTGCGAGATGTACACCGTGCCGTTGCGCTGTAAGTATATTCGCATAAACGCCCATTTGCCGGTCTCGGCGACCGTAAAGGTTCGCTCTATTCTTACCCATTGACCTGCCGTAAGGTTGGGCTTGATTTGCACAGTGGTCGAATTGGCTACATTATAGTCTGATGTCGAACTGCCTATTACCATATTAACGGCATAATCAAGCGCGGACAGGTCATCACAACGCACATACACGCTTGCGGTATATTGTTCGCCGGGCGTTATAAGCAATGTGTCGGGCGTATACCACCCCCATTGCACCATGCCGTAATATTTATCGGACGTGTTTCCGCTCGCGCTGAGTTTTACACTGTTGTATCCGTTGTGCTTGTATGCCTTATCGGTTATTACGGTCGCAATATTGCCGTTACTCGTCCAGCCTTTGCTGCCGCCCTCAAAGGCGCTGTTATACAGCATGTTCTCGCCTACATACGGCGCGTTGTCATAGACATACTCGCCTATGCTTTGATTGCCGACTTTGCTCGTTACTTCAAGTGTGCAGTTGGTCGTTATCTTGCCGTCCAGCATCTCTAAGTATTGGTCGCCTTTATCGCCTATGAAGAAACGCGGCTTGCCGCCGTAAACACCCGTTTGCCGTCCGACATAGTAATACTCGTCCCCTGCCGCATCAACGCTGTCAAGACCCTCTATATAGCGCTCATAGCCGCCGCCGATAACGTCTCGAACTTTGACGTATTGACGCTCGGCATTGGTGTAGTTGCCGTATTGTACAAGTGTGTCGCCCGCACTCGGAATGCCCGTGCCGTTGGTGATTGTCCCCGATAGGGTCAGATTGTCCAACCCTACGGCTGTCACTTTGCGCTTGTAGGTCTTTATGGTCTTATTCTGAGCATCATAGCGCGTGCAATAGGCTACATCGCCAACCTCAAAAAGATTGGCTACACTGCCGCTTCGCTGGTCAAAATAGCATATGTAATCGCTGCCGCTCTTGACCACGGAGTATACTTCCATATTGGCCGCACTTTCTATGATTGTACCACCACGCGCCGTTATTTGGTTGATAACGAGTGTGTTAACCTTTAATTCTCGCCGCGTTACAATATTGTCGGCCTCTAAAACCCATTCGCCGTTGGCGTTTTTATAAAAACCCCAGCCCGTGCCGTCAACGTTGCCCTTGCGAAAGTCGTCGCTCGTAAGCAAGGAGGCAAATTGTGTCGGCGATATACTTATGTCGCGTACACCGTCTTTACGCAGATATAGCTTATCGCCAATGGCGCGTACTATCTGCTCGGTGTTGCCTAACGACCCTAAACGCTTCTGTATTTCTTCTACGCTGTCGCTTAGCAAGGCGACACTGCTTGCCGAAGTCTCGTATTTATCGCTCAACACAATCTCTAAATCGGGCAACGGACTGCCGTCAACGTTAAAGGTCTTGGTGATGCTCTGTATGTACAGCGTCTCATACGACTTGTCGATTATCAGCTTGGGGTCGCGCAATCTAACGGTACAACCCTCGCGTATCTGCTCGAAAAGGGTGTATTCTCCTAAGCCCTCATCGTTCATGCGTACTTTGTCGGTCGTTACAACCCATGTCGGCTTGATATTGGCCGTGTCTTTGAGCTTTTCTTCTTTGTATTGTCGTAAGCGCTTTTCTGCCCATAGGGTATAGTCGTGCGTCATCTCCGTGCCGATAAACACAAAGTGGTCGCCTGCCTTGCCTTGCTGTTTTGTGTTCGGAACGTACATCCCCGTACTCTCTAAGTCTGCATCACTCTTGGCCAGCGTTATGCGCCAATGACTCGATACGCCGTTTAGGGTCTTACTCGTGTCGTAAACGGGGTATTGGGTGATTACAAATTCATAGTCATCACTGATGGCCAGCCGCCCGTCCGTAAACATCATCTTGGCTTCGCCGCCAGTCCTATCGCCTAATATCGGCTTCCAAACTCGCTCGGAGTATTGCTCGGGCGTTTCTTTCGCGTTCTTGGCGCTGCCCCAAATGTTCTTAACCCATACGTCAAAGGTGTTGCCCCAACCGTTATCGGCATCGTCGGCTATGGTGAGCTGTCCGCTCGTAATACCGACATCTACGGTTATGGCCTTGTCTTTAACCAACGAGGTTACGGACACGGTACATTCATAGTACCACTCGCCTGCAGTCAATCCGCCTGCGCTATGCTCTGCACCGCCACCTGCGGGATAACACTTTATTACATAGTTTGTTATCTGTGCGCTCTTGGCAATGTTAAGGTCGGCGGCGGTGTCATCCCAATCTCTTAGTAACGCGAACATTGTCGAGTCTCTTACTCGCACTATCTTGGGCGAAATATCCAAATTGGCGGTCTTGCCCTGCGGTACGCTAAATGTGCCGTTGCTGCGTATAATGACGCTCTTGGTCGCTGTGGCGGGCAGGTCGCTTAGGGTTACGCTTTTGGGGTCGCTTAGGTTTACAAGCTGCGCCTCGCCTTTGGCGGAGGCCTTGTAGTCATCTGTCGTTACTTGCTCGATGTAGACGGCTTCGTCTATGCGCCCGTAAGGATCTACAATTATTCCTTGTATGGTCGGGTATATGCCGGTGGCGTTTTCTAACCCGTGCCACAGCTCTCCGTATTTTTCTATGCTTTCATCGTCTTTGACGTATTCCACGGGGTCGAATTTGGTGTCTGTATGGCCTTTCTTGTATGCCCAATCACTCTCGCCGCGCGTTGCGTCATAAGTCTCTACGGATATGGCTTTTTTTGTACTCTTGTCGATTATGGCTTTGCCGTTTAGGTCGGTCAGCTGTCTGTTCGCATTGGTTTTCCAGCCTTGTACGTAACAACGGAAGTTGTAATCCCTTAGCGCGTCAAAGTATATATTGGCCAATTCGGGTATCCAATCGGGGTCGGGACGGAAGTCGGGGTTGTTTTCGTCGATGTCCTTAAAGTATCTAAACGGCAGATTTTCTTCGCCGCCACGACCTAAAAGAATGTTGTATAATCCGTCATCCTGCACTTGCCGCTCGATTTTCAGCAGGCCGCCGTCAAAACCGTATTGGAAAATATGGTCTAATTCGGTGGCGGCATAGCCTATCTTAATGACATACCGCTCGCCGCTCGGCTTATGATTGTTGTTGTCGCTTGCAGCTTCTATCGTCCAACGCACTCCGTAAAGTTCGTATATCTTGGTGATTACATCCCATATATGCGAGTAACTGATGTTTACGGTTACGGCATCCGTATGACTCGCCGCCGCACTTGCGTCTAATTTTACCTTAATCTTTTCGCCGAAGTTGCGCTGTAAGACTTGCCCGAGCAAGTCGGCGAAGTCTTTAAGGTTTAGCGATACGGGAACAATGTATTTGTCTGCAACGGCTGTCCCCGTATCGGTGGGCTGTATGGTCGTGAAATATTTATTTTTCAATTGGTATATAGCCCAATGCTGAAATGTCATCTCGCCCGAGACGTCAAACGAGGTGTTCCCTTTGCTTACCCCGGGTTCTTTTAACGGCATAATATATTTCTCGCCGCGATATTCCAACACCCAGTCATACGGCGCTATCAACTCGTCTGATTGATACTCGATTTGCGCCGTTGCGGTTATGGTCTTTTCGCCCATATCCACACAGCTCGCCTTGACCTCGCCTCTAAGCACAATGTCCGAAGGCAACAGTAATATCTTGACTTGTTCCATTATTTGGCTCGCTTAAATACCACGTTTGAATTTGTCCCCTCGCGGAGATTGAATATCATAAATTCCATCTTGCCCTCGGCTATATAACTGGTGTATGACATAGTCATGGGGACATCATTCTCCGCAGCCTGATAATCTGTAACTTTACCCGTTTCGTCTTTTTGCACCCAGTACGGTGCATTTCCGTAAGCCCGCGTTGTGCCGCTTACGCTGTCACCCCTGCGCAACGGAATGGTTACGTAGCGCAGATAATCGTGCGCCGCAACATTGCCGTTGGACGCCATAACGCCTATCGTGCCGTTAACCGTCTCAAAACGCACCTCATCGGCATTGTGCTTCACCACAGCGTAACATCCGTCTTTGCCCTCACGGACATTAAACGTGAAGTACACCGTGTCGTCATACTCGGATATGTATACAAACGGCTCAAACGCATCTCCACGCGGCTGTTTGTAAGCCAGCGCCTTGCCGCTCGCGTCCGTAACCACCCAGTGCGGTGCATTTCCGTAAGCCCGCGTTGTGCCGCTTACGCTGTCACCCCTGCGCAACGGAATGGTTACGTAGCGCAGATAATCGTGCGCCGCAACATTGCCGTTGGACGCCATAACGCCTATCGTGCCGTTAACCGTCTCAAAACGCACCTCATCGGCATTGTGCTTCACCACAGCGTAACATCCGTCTTTGCCCTCACGGACATTAAACGTGAAGTACACCGTGTCGTCATACTCGGATATGTATACAAACGGCTCAAACGCATCTCCACGCGGCTGTTTGTAAGCCAGCGCCTTGCCGCTCGCGTCCGTAACCACCCAGTGCGGTGCATTTCCGTAAGCCCGCGTTGTGCCGCTTACGCTGTCGCCCTTGCGCAACGGAATGGTTATATGTCGCAAATTGGGATGGCTATAAATTTTGCCTAATGTCGTGCCGTCTGGCAATACAGCGGGCAGGGTTTGGGTCGTCAACGCCACCGCACCACTCTCTGCATCGGTGGTGTTGTATAGTACCTCGGGCATCCCGTCTGTGTTCCGCTCTGTTGCCCATACACATTCTTTTGGATTGGCTACGTGTATCGTCAACTCAAACGCTATCCAGTCGCTTCCGCCGTAACTGCCTGTATGATACACTTCTGTCGGCTCGCTTACGGGCTTGGGATAACCCACAATCTTTACTCTGTTGAGGTCGTTGTATAGCGTTACTTTTTGAGCATATAGCATACCGCCCTGACCGCGATTGAATAGCAATTTATTGAAGTCGTCTATCTTATTGTTGACGCTCTTGAAGTTGCCGTTGGGAGCTTCTACAAGGAATTTTACCTTGTAGTCAAAAGGAACCTCTATCGTGCGCGTGTCGATAAATTCTACGCTGTCCTCAACGTATTTGGTCGTGGTGTAATCTTGTATGTCGGGCGCTGTCCGCTCATCGGCATCCAAATACACAAAACCGTATTTGTCGTAGGCATCGTATATCTCTCCTTTACCTATCTGTATCCTTGCCCTAATCATTGCTCTTGTGCCTTATCCTTATATGGTGTATACTTCAATGCCACTTTCTGCGGCGGTTGACGACGCACACATTCTTCTCGGCTTGTTCCGAACTCGCGCTGACAATGCCACATCTTGTAAAAGTCTCGCTCTTGCTTTAATTCGCCTATCTCGTTGGCGTCTTTCAAGCGCTCGTTCTGTAACGTGTTCATGGCTTCTTGCAGCTTGCGGATGGCCTGTGTCTTGTCCTCGATAATATCTTCTTTGCGTGCGGCAAGTTTTATCTGTGCTTCAAGCTGCGCATTGAGTATGTCTATACTCTTGTGCGTGGCTTCTATGCGCTTTTCGTACAAGTCCCATTGGACGGCATCGGCCTCGGCATTGGCTTTGTCGGCCTCGGCGTCTTTGATGCGTTTGTTCGCTCCGCGATATAACATCCAACTCAATAGTGTTGAACATCCTAAAATCGCACTTAATATACCTAAAATCGTTTCCATTCAGCTATCTTGTATCGCGGTCAATCCGTTTGTAAGTCGCGTACTCGCCGTCATCGGCCTCGACTCGCGCATCATAAATATACAACGGTACACATATCGGATTGCCGATATTGCGCCGCTGGTCGCATTTTACTCTCATTTTACTGCCGTTGCCGAAGTATAGCATCGGTATCACGCATTTATCATAGTCCATGGCTACTCGTACCCAACCTTTGCAGTTGTGAAATACGTAAACATCGCCGCTTAGCGTCTCGCCGCGAAAGGTCTTGCCTACATATATGCCGCTGTCTCCGCAGTCCGAAAAGTATTCTTCTATGACCGAAAGGTCGGGATAGTGGTGTTCTAAACACCAGTCAACCATGACTTTATAATACTCTAACAGCGCATTGCGGTCTAAGCTGCCGAGACGCCCGTAACCGTCGACACACACTCCGCGCTCTCTCGCTTGGCGTATCAATATGTCTCTCAATTCGCTCATTTCTTGAATTTTTTAACAAGCCACCAAACTGCCGCACATAGTAATACAAAGGATACGCCCATAGCTATTCCGCCGACATCCATCTTGGCTTTCTCCCATCGGCTTAGCTTGCGCTCGACAGGCACAATCTTGCTTATGGTGTCGGTCTTTATGCTTATAAGGGTGTCTGTCTGATGTACTACCTTGATGCGCTCTTTCTCGCGATAGTCTATTATGGTATCACCCTTGACGTACACAAAACGAGTGTTGTTTACCGTGTCTGTATGCAATTCTTTGACTATGCGGTCTTTGTACTCGGTGCGAACACTCTCGACAGGCACGTATTCTATCTTTGTCTTGCATCCCGACAGCAACGCCGCAAGCCCGGCAATGGCTAAGGCGTACACTGCCGTAAGTAGCAAACATCCTATTCTCGCAAATCTATCTTTCATAGGTCTTTATATTCGGTTTTTGCATCAAAACTCGGGCAGGCTTTGTTCGCAAAGTCACGGTGCCCGTATATCTTGGCTTGGGGGTATTTCCGCCGCAGTTGCTTCAAAAGCGTCAGCAACGCGGCTTTTTGCTGCGGCGTGCGATTGTCAACGGGCGGCAACCCTTTTTTACTTGTGTCAACGCCGCCTACGTAGCATACGTTTATGGCGCGTTGGTTCTGCCCGTAACAGCCGTTGCTCACTTGTGCCTCGTCTACGGTGTTTACTGTTTTGCCATCGGCTTCAATAATGTAATGATACCCCGCAACGCGCCAGCCGCGTCCGCCAAGGCTTACGGGACGCAGGTGGTAAGCCACTATGTCCCGAGCCTTGGCGGATTGACCGCTTGCGCTGCAATGCACGATAATCTTGTCTATGCTTCGCATTTGCTTATAACCGTTTTAGTGTGTTTTTCCTTTCGCAAAGTTAATGATTATCAACGGCATTTCCTAATTACGCAGGTAGACGTTTACGCCGTGGGTGCTTGTCGTCCCCTTGGGACTGATTACGCGGTTTAAGGCGTTTATGGCTTCCTGCATCTTTTGTACGGTCATCGCGGTGTTGGCCTCGATATTGGGCAAACAGGCTAAGTGTTGCTGTACAAGACTGTCGGCATCTACCGTGCCGCCGCTTAGCGTTTGTGTCGCACTTGTCGTGCCTGCAACCTGCGCCCTTATCGCGGCCACATTCTCGGCTATCAACGGTATCGGGCTGAAATAGTAGAAAGCGGTATTTATCGCCGCAGTCAACGCGTTGATTTCTTCGCTCGTGGCACTCGCTACACTCTTGGCTATGCCGGTACTCTTGCTGTCGGTGTCGCCTATCAATTCTTTTAGGTCGTATCCTCGCGCTTCTAAGGCTCGCCACAACGTCTCCATGGCACTATTGGCTTGATTGGTAAACGCATCAAGGTTGTTGGCTAAGTAGTCCACGGCTTTCATCGTGTCGTTGGGATTGCTTTCAAGCAACGATTGTACTTGCTTCCACATCGGCGCAAGTATGGAGTCTATCAACTTGGCGGCCGCACCCTCGATTACCATGCTCTTTATCATCTCTTTGTATTTGCTCTTGATGGCATCGGTGGTACTCGCAAATGTGGATTTGGCCTCTAACCAGCTTTGAGCAAATTCTTTGGCGGCACTCGACCTGTCTGTACCCAACATGCGCGAAGTCATGTCGTCTTGCAATTCACGTATCTTGTCTGCCGTCTCTCGCGCACTGTTCAAATAGCCCTCGTAGGCCTCTTTGTCTTTCTTCTTGCCTTTGCTCGCTTCGGCTTCGGCTTGTTTGAGATAGGCGGCTTGCTGGGCTTTCAGATTGGCCATTTGGGTGTTATAGTTGCTGATATAGTCGCGCCCGAATAGTTTGTCGGCGGCATCGTTCAGCCTGTCATACGCGTATTGCAACTGCTCTAACAGGTTCTTTTGACGCTTGATTTCTTTGTTGGCTCGCCGTATCCTGCCTGCATTGAAGATGCTGCTAAACCCGACTATCAGCTTGGGTATCGCGCTTACGGCACTCTTAACAATGCCTAAGACATTGCCCGAGGCTACGGATTTTATTATATCGTCTACCGCACCGCCTACTTGGTCTAAGCCGTCGGCTATGTCGTTCCAAAATTGCACATCTTCTTCGCTGCCGCCTAATGCGCCGATAGCGTCGGCTATGCCGTGTGCAACCATACCCATGTCCTTAATGAACTCGCCCGCCGCTTCACTCGCCAAACTTAACCAATCGCTTAAACGCTTCCAGCTTAGTACCGCTTCTTGGGCTTCGTCTCGCGATTTCGTGGCGGCATCATACGTCCTTTTGGCGGTTTCTTGTTGCGCGGTCGTGCCTTTTTCCATAGCAAAGTCTAAGGAGACTTTCGCCGCTCCTAAAAGCGTCTCGGCGTTCTTTAATTTTTCTTCGGCCTCGTCTCGACTCTTGCTCCCAAGTGTATCTCCGTATTTCTTCATGTTGCGATATTGTTTTATCGCATCGCCCAAGGCCTTAAAGGGATTGCTCTTGGCCAACTGCTTGGAAATCTCGTTTAAGCGCTTCTGCAATTCTTTTAATTCTGTCGGATTTAGACTCTTTCCCCACTGGGATTTCAGTTGCATCAAACCGCTGCGCATTCGTTTCAGCATCTCGGTGCTTGCATGGTCTAAGTCCTCAAACATCGCTACGTAATACGGCATATCCTTAAAGGCTTCCCATTCAATCTTGGCTTGCTCGGTCTGTTCGCGTCGCTTATACCCCGACGTCAGCATCTCCGCCTCTTTCTTGGGTATATTGCCTGCTGCCGCCAGCTTTTCTATCTCGGCTATCTTGGCCGCAGTCTCGCGTGCGAGTTTCACACGCTTGTCGGCATAGGTCTCGGCTACTTTGAGGTCTTTGAGGTATCCCTGATAGGTGTTGGCCAAACGCTTCTGCCCGTCATCGGCTATCTTTTTCAACTTGTCATACATCTCGCCGAGTTCTTCTTTGTTTTCTTCGGCAAATTTGCGCAACTCCTTGAAATTCACGATGTTATCGGCATTGATTATCCCTTTGGGCAGCTTGACGGCCTCGACACTGCCCACTATCTGACGTATTTCATCGGCCATAAGCGCTTGCAAATCTGACCCCGTGCCGCCGAATATCGACTTGGCTATATCCTCGGCTCGCGCCCTGCTGCCCGTCAGGTCAAAGATCTTGTCGTAAAATTCCTGCATCTCTTTGCTGCGGCTTACGCTGTCGGCTACCTCTTTGAGCTGTTCTTCTACCTGTTTGGCCAACAGTTCAAGGTTCAGATTGTCCCACTTCAATTGCAGTTCAAGCGCCGCTTTCTTGGCACCCTTCTGTTTGAGGTTGTCTATTATCTTGATAATCTTTTGGCTGACTTTTTCAAGCTCTTTAATGTCGAGAATATCGGACATCTTAAACGACAAACCGAAGCGCTTGCCAAGGTCGTTAAGACGCTTCAACGTCCCCTCGTACATCTGTTCTATATGCTTCGTTGCCGCCGTTTTACCCTCTTTTTTGACCAGCGCCTCGTATTTTTTGTAAATCTCTATGCGCTTGTCGTATATCTCTCGCAACTCCTGCAAGGTGGTATCGCTCTTGCGCCCCTTATTAGTCTTGGTGTCATCAGGCAAGTACGTGCGCTCGAATTTGGCCTGCTCTTTAAGCGCCTTGACAAGTTCTTGTGTGTCGGCTATCTTTTGCGCATACATCTGCTGCGCAAGCCATCCGCCAACTTGTACGGCTCGCGACCATCGCTTGATGTCTGCCTCGTACCCCGCTACGGCTTCATCTAACGCCTTGACATGCTCTTTAAGATTGTTGTTGCCGTCCCATAGATATTGTTTCAGCCTGCCAAAGGCCTTGCCTACAATACCGGTGTTCTCGGCCGTTACTATCAAGTGCTGCTGTATCTGTCGCACGGCAGGGTCGGTTGACGCTATGGTCTCTTGCAACTCTTTCATCGAGTTCCCTGCGGCTATCAGCTTAGGCGAACCCTCGGCAAAGGCTCTCTTTACTTCTCCCCAGTTTATCAGCGAAAATTCGGTCTTATGCTCGTCCGCCCACGAGGCCGCCGCCGTAAAGTATTCTTTGGGCAGATTTATGCCTTCTCGCGCCGCCATAGCCGCAAGGTTGTTATACATCACCTGCAACTGCGCATTTATCTGCTCTACATATTTGGCATACTCGCCTTGGACTTTGGTCGGGTCATAAATTACGTTGCTGACGCTGAATACCGTATTATCCGCGCCTAACAGCCCGGCTTCTGCATTGGCGTTAATCATCTCGGGATACGACCAATCGCCGTTTGCAATAGCCTCCTGTATGCGGTCTATCGCCGCCGCATACTCGTTGAGGCTGTCTACGGCATTTTTGTATTTCGTGTCATTATCTGCCAAAGACTCATTTTGCGCTTTGATTGTGGCGTTGTACTCCCCGGCAGCATCGATAATTTCCATAAATCTTGTCAAAGCACCCTTAGTTCCCGAACCTCCGGCAAGCCAAAAAAATTCTTTTGATTTATAACCATACTGGGTCATCAACGTCAGTATGCCGTTGAGTACTTCCTTATATCGCTCCGCCTCTTTTACATCACCGTCGGATAGCACAATATTGGATATATTTCCTTCTTTATCAAACTTAAAGTCCTTTATCTTAGACCAATCTATATCCCATTTTCCTGCATTGATAAGGTCGGTAATATATTCCCTTATGGCTTCAACTCCGCGCACGGTCAACTCGCCGCGTTCCTCGAAGTCGTTGATTTGGTTAAGCAATTCTTCGCTCTGCGTTTTAAGTCGCTGACCATAAGCCTCTTTAATCGCCGCTTCTTTCTCGCTGTGCTTCTGCTTTTCGTTGTACGCCTCTACCATCTGGGTCAGCGAAGCATACTCGCCGTTCAGCTCGCGCAGTTTTTCTATTTGGAGGTTTTGACTGTCTACGATGTTTCCGTAGGTGCGGTTTAATTCGTCAAGGGCGTCTTTCTGCTTCTTACTGCCGTCCACGGCGTGTACCGCTTCGTCCGCCAGTTTCTTGAAGTTGCTTCTGTCAAACGTGTTCTTGTCGGCATACGTTGTTTCTATTTCCGCAAACTTGGCTTGCAGCTTGTCTACCGCATCCGCCGCTTTACTGAATATCTCTATCAACGCGGTTATCGCCAATACCGCCCATCCTAATGGATTACTCAAAAACGCCGCTTTGAGCTTATATAAACTCTTGGTAAAGAGATTGGTCGCCTGCGTTGCTCGCAACTGCGCCACCGCTATCCCCATCTGCTGCTTGTTGTAAAAACGTGCCATCCGCCCCGCTTTTTCCATCGACTCGGCTTCTCGCTGCAATGCCGTAACTCTCTGCGTGGCTCTTATCAGCTGCTCTTTACCGGCCACTGTAAACAACAATGCCGAAGCTCGCGCACTCATCGCCGCAACCTTGAATATTCCAAAGGCTATCGCAACGTTCCTTATCGAACCGGCCACACTTTCCCAGTTGCGCATCAGATTGGTAACGGTCTTAATCAACCCTTTCATCAGGTCATTGACCCAACCCGTGCGCCCTATCTCGTCATACATCATCGAAGCGGCATCACCTAATTTAGCCCATAAGCCGTATAGGGTATTGCCCTGCTTTATCTGCATGTCGTAGAAGATGCCGCCTTTATTGGTCATGTCCTCAAACACTTCTTTGACCATGTCAAACGAAATCTGACGCTTACTTATCATATCCATTACATCGGACGCCTTGACAAGTTCACCGTTGGCGGCACTTAATTTCTTCGCAAGTTCCTCAACCAACGGTATGCCCGCTTCTGTTGCCTGCCTTACTTCGCTCGCGCGTAGATAGCCCGTGGTTCGCACTTGTCCGTACAACAACACTATTCTGTCCATGCTTACGCCAAGGCCGACAGATACGTCAGTCAAGCGTTTGGTGGTGTCGAAAAGGTCGTCTATGCCTATCTTGTACGCCGCAAGCTGCTTGGTGTACTTGGTCAAGTCAAGCACACTCACGGGCGATTGCAACGCAAAGCTCTTTATCTCGGCAAACAACGCATTCGCCCTCGTTTGGTCTTGAATTATAGCCCCTAACGATATGCGCTGCAACTCAAATTCTGCCGTAACCTCGCGTATCTTAGAGATAAAGTTGAATACCGAACTTACGGAGTAGTATACGGCCAGACGCTTTATCAAACGCGATAAGTAGGTTTCTTGCTTGTGCATCGCACCGTTGACACCGTTCCAGCCTTTGGCGGCTCGTTCAAGCTCTTTCGCCTCGTTCTTTTGCTTGGTATCCGCAGCCTGCTGTACTTGCCGCAAGGTTTGCGCATAGGTGCGCAGTATCGCCTGCAAACGAGCGTATTCTTCTTTGAGCGCCTTGGCTCTGTCTGTCAACTCGCCGGTCGATTTATTCTGTATGCGTTCTGCCTCGCCCAGTCCGTTCCATTCTTTTTCAAGTTGTCTGATACGCTGATTTATCGCATCGATAGAGCCTGCCGCCGCTTTTATCCCTCCCGTCATGGCCGCACTGCCTTTGGCGTCTATGGTGATGGCCAACGGTCGGGCGTCTATCATCAACTTCATGCGGTCGAGGAATTTCTTGGCATCGGCTTCCGCACGTTTCGCCCCCTCGTCAAGGTCGAAGTTTATGCCGAATTTTAGATTATTGTCCATTGCATTTCTTTTTGTCGTTCTGTAATTTTCGCATTGCTGCCGCTTGTACGCTTTCTACACACGAGGTTACGCCATTACCGCTTTCGTCTTTTAAGGTCTTGACTTTGCCCCAACCAAAGCGAGCGAAGATGTCCTGCATTGCCGCCTTTTCTCGCGGCGGACGTATTTCTTCTTGCTCTTTTCCCTCAACCTCGGCATAGTCGTAATCGTAGTATCCCTTGTCCATAAGCATCAACAACGTCTTATCGGAATTGTCTAAATACCAATACCTTAGCCACGACCAAAATCCGTAATTGCCGTACAGCGCTTTAATGCGCTCGTCTGTCTCGCTTACCGAAAAGGCACTGCCTACTTGCTGTCCTCCTCCTTTTTCGGCAAAGCGTCCTCGTCCAACATATTTTCCGCACTCTCCTTTCTTTCGAGCCATTGCTTTGCGACGTCGCCAACCTGCTTCATAGAGAGCGCGAGTAGATAGCTTATAACTTCCAAGTTGGCGGTAAAAAAAGACTCTTCTTCGCGCTGCAAGGTCTTGTTTATGTTGATGGTCATACTCAATTCCTCGCTCGCAAACCACAAACGCCGCCACATATACGCGGTCGCAAACGGTATCCAACAACGCCGAAACCCGAGTATATACCGCGCCGCTATCTTCGCAGGTATCTGCCGAAATCGTTTGTATAAGCGCTTCTGCTTGCGCTCGCTCAACCCCTCGCGCTTCTGCTCGGCCTGTATCTGTCGTGCCTCTTGGGCATACTCGCCTATCTTCGCAGCCTGCGCATTGCTTATGCGCCGCAATTTCCATCTCTTGCCGCCTATCTCTATCTCGGTGGGACGCCCTTTTATAATGTCGTTGGCCGTGCCAACCATTGCAGCTTCGTCTATCTGCGGTGTCTGTTCTTGCTTCATGTCTTTTTGTGTGGTTTATAAAAACGGCGTGGACGGCGGCTTGTCTTGCCGTACCGCCCACGCCCGTATGTCGATGTCTTACGCTGTCTGCTTAGGAGGCGTAAACGGGTGTGCCGTCGCCAAGCATAAATGTTCCCAACTCGGCGGTGTCGATAAATTCGGCGGTAACGGTGAGCTTGATGCGCACGAGCTTATCTTCCATCGAAAGGTTGGAGAGTATACGCGCCTTGGGAAACAGAATGTACCTGTTGGCCTCGTCATTGAATATGGCTATGGGACGCGTAATTACGGGTATTGCCGTACCGGCCTTGATGAGATTGGTGATATTGCTGATGCTCACGGGTGTCCCGGCAGGCGTTACGGCTACGCCGCGCAGAAACAGTACGGCGTTCTCTTTGCTCACGGAGGCCATCTCGCACGAGAAACCGAAGGTTCCCGCAGTGGATTTGGCCACAATAACATTGCCCTGCTCGTCTACGGTGTTGTCGAAGGTCGCATCTTCGCCCTCCCACGAGGTGGAGTCGCCTACAACCTGTCCGAGGCTCACACCTGACGAAACTATGTTGGCAAGAGTGGTAGTACTCGAATAACCGCTGGTCGGCGCATCAAATACCACGATGTCGCTTTGGCCGTTAAAAATCTTGGTTACATCGGCCTTTGTAATCTTTGGCATTGTTTATTCTGTATTAGATGGTTCTACTTTTATTGTTGTGTATCTCGTCTGTGGTATGCCACGATATGTTCAATACCATTGTCGCATAGCCGCTCGTAAGGTTGACCGTGGGCTGAACTATCGGATTCAAGAGGTCTATCTCATAGTAATATCCGCCGATAACTCTGCGGTCGATATGACTCGCCGATTGCTCGGCTAATAACGCAAGACGCTTGCGCCGCGCTATTACGCCGCTGACAGCCTTGCTGTTGATGCTCAACGCAAGATTGCCGCGCATCACGCCTATGGGATAGGTCTTGCTCTGAATGACTCCGTTGTAACTCACCGTCATAAATTCATCGCCTAAACCGGTTTGGGGCTGCTCGCCTTGCGCATATACACGCACACCGCGCTTGGGTGAGGTTGCCGATGTCTGAACAAACAGTCTGTCGTCCATCCATTCGGCAAGTACTTTGTCGGGGTTTAATTCGGTAATCTTCATACTATCGGAGCTATCGGCGCTAAACCTGTCATCACTTCGTTAAACAGCACATTCTCCAAATTGCGGAAATATCCCGCACCGCGCCCTATCTTCGACCCCATGGTCTCGATGTAATAGGCGTAGGGTACGGTGCTGAATAATACTATCCATATGCCACGAGAGTATGTGCCTGCGGCATCACTCAATGCGGTCTGCAACAACGTTGTACCGTCTATGCCGGTCTTGGGCGAACCTAAACCGGTGCGTGCTTTCTTGGTGGCTCGCTTGGTCGGAATGTAGGTCTTCATTACGCCGCTCTCAAATACCCCGACTCCCGTGGCATCGTGCAAGTTGGCGGTGTCTACGGGAAATTGGGTAGTGCCGTCGGGCATCACAAAGCCGTTGTCGATATACTGCACCATACGCTGCGCAACAGCGTTGCACATCGCGATAATTCGCGGACGAACAACCCTGCGAAGAAATTCTTCTATCCCCACGCGGATAACCATCTCGTTGTTATGTGCATATGATACCGCCATTATTCTCCGATACTTTGCTTTAACTCGATTTTCGTGTATAAGGCATGGGTCAACGGCATCTCTATGTCCCTGACGGTCTTGACTATGCCGGTGCGTAAACGTCCGCTCTTGGCACGTATTTTTACCGTGTCGCCCTCCATCACTATTACGGCATTGCCGGGCAAGTAAACCGCATCATTGCGTACACTGACGCTCTGATAGGTCTGCCCGCCCGATTGATAACAGCATTTGCCGCTGTATATCGTCTCGGCTTCAACGGGCTCATCGTAATCGTCTAAGTCGATGCTCCCGCCGCCGTCTGTGATATTGCGGATTATCTCGCAATGGTCATCAAAGTGTATCAGTTCCATTTACAACCGCTTTTACTCGTCCTGTTGCGCTTGCCGGTGGCATCAAAAGCTCCCGCACTTTCGTTTACGTTTTCTTCGATTTCAGCACCTATCTCGCCGCGCAATTTGTCCGCTACTTTGCGATAGTATTCGCGATCGCTCTGGGTTATGGTAAATCCGCTTTGACTCGCGTGTACATCCCCCACTTGCTCGCTGCGACTACCGCCGCTGAAAACCCCCGCCGCACTGTAAAACAGCGTTGACGTAGCATATTTGAGGCTCTTGACCCATCCTCCGTCATCGGCATTGTCCTCTACTACATCGTTTGTGTTCAACGGACATAGCGCTTCGGGACGGGCAAACAACGGCGAGACCGCCGCATGTTCTATCACTGCCGCTTCAAAGGGATAACCGGGTACTTGCGCCCTCAAATATGCTTCTACCGTCATTGCTGTATTATGGCTGTGTGCTAATAAGTATTAAGGTCGTGGCTGCTACGCTATCAATCGCCACCGGAGGCGGCTTTCTCCTGCGTCAAGTTCTTGATGTAATACAGGTCGCGAGGACGGGTCGGTACGGCAAGTGCCGTAAGCTCGCTTCGCCATTCTTGTGTGCGGGTGTCGGCGTTGTAGAGGTATTCTATCAAACCGCGACCGCCGTACATAAAGGCGGAAATGGCGCTGCCGTCGGGGCGCAGCGGAACTACGTTCTTAATCACACCGATAAGACCTGTCGGACGAATGAGTATCACGTCTTGCTCAAAGGCGTCTACAAGGGTACGGTCGAAGTTGTGGTTGGTGGTATTGATTTTCTCAACACCGCAAACGGTCTTGTTGTAGATTACTTCGTCTGCCTCGATAAGACGCTTGAAGGCTTCTTTCTGCGCTTCAAGGGTCGAGCCTTTGGCTACGGCTTTGGCATTGTCGTCATTGGCTTTGGTGTAACGCAAACCGATACCCGTCATCGCGTAGCCGAGCGCGGTCAGTACGGCATCGTGTTTGGTGAGCTTGTAGAACGTCTTTTCGTTCATCTCGACACATACATTCTGATAGCCGTTGGCTTTATTGCGAAGCTCGCGAATAAAGTCGCGCAGGTCGCCGATGGGGTCGCCTACCGCCGTAACTGTCCCGGCGGTGGTGTCGCTTTCCCACCATTTCTTGTCCATGTAGTTGCCGGTCGGAACTTGGGCGGTAAAGGTCGTACGCAACGAGCCGCGAGGGTTGTTGTTGTCGGTAAGGGTCAGCTTGCCCAAAGATTTCATCTGCCCGATTTGATAGTTCAGGGTGTTCTTGTGGGCGGCTGGAATGGCGCTCGTAACATCAAACAACGCCTTGGCTAAATACTCGCTTACGGCTACACTTTCGTTGGTGTTGTTGAAGTTGGCTACGGAACGTATCTCGTTCAACAGTATCAATTGCTTGCGATAGTCGTTCTCACCGCGTACTACGGTGTATTTATGACGCGGTATGCTGCCCGTAAGTTTGGTCAGCTTGGTGCTGTTACCGGCAGGAAGCGCTGGCGAATTAAGGTCAACGTAGCTGGCCATAACTTCTATCTGCGCCTCGGCTTCAAGCATCTCATAAGTGAAGTCTATCTGTTGTGGCGCCCATGCGAAACCTTCAAAGTTCTCGCCCTGACTCTCAACGGCGCTTAGCACCTGCTTGTAGTATGCTTCGAAACTGGTATTACTCGTAATGGCATTGGATGCCATCAGCGTGTCAAGTCCGCTAAATCTTTTCATCGCTTAGCCCTCCTTTACAAACAATATGCGACCTGCCAACGCGCCCTTTTGCTTCGCGGTATACGTGAGCGTCGAAAGGCTTTCGTTGATTTGGCCACGGGTTACTACTGTTAGCGAACACCCGTCTGCGCCTACATAGGCATCTTCGAGTGTCAATCCTTGCGGCGCTTCGCCGCCCAATGTGGTAGTGCCGCCTATCTTGTCGATAGATACGGCTGTCCCGGCAGGTATCAGCTTGCCTACGGTGTTGGTCGTGTCCACAGGAACAAACGCACCGCAGGGCATTATCTCGTCTACTCGCGCCCATAGGGATACCGAGCCTACGCTATAATCCTCACTGCCGTGATTAAAAGAATTTCCGTAATGGGTTTTCATCTTTTCCCGGATTTAAGGTTAGTTTTGTTTTCCGCTCTCTTGGTCGTGCAGCACAACTCCCTGCTTTTCAAGCATCGCGATTTGGTCGGAGAAGTCTATCTTGGCCGTTTCGCCTGCGGCATCGCCTTTAATGGGCTTGGTAACGTCTATGCCGCGGTCGGAAACTTCATCCGTGAATTTCTCGCGGATTTTGGCCTCTAACTCGGCTGCCGTCCATTTCTTGCCGTAGGCTTCGTATAGCTCCATAGCCGTCTTTTGGGCGCGTTGGCGCTCTTTGGGATAGGCCTTGGCGTAATCCCATGCGTCTATATTGGCTACGGCGGTCGCTACCGCCCCTTTCTGCGCCTCGGCGCTCTCAAAGGCACTGAGCTGGGTCTGTAACGGCTCTACGGCCTTGGCTACCGCATTGGCTACTAATTCGGCTAATACTGCGGCATTGTCTGACGCTGCTCCTTCGTTGCCGCTCGGCTCGTTGGCAGGTTCTGCACTGCCCTCTTTGAGCTTGGCTTCTAATGCGGATTTGTCGGCCTCTAAGCTCTTAATCTTGTCGCTTAACACCGTCCGAACTTTGTCTGCCTCACTCTGATACAGTTGAAGCATGGGCTTTGCGCCGCTTACAAACGGCTCAATCTGCGCATCCTCCGTAATGAACGTTTGCGCGGCTTGGGCGACCCGTTCAAACACCTCATCGCTTAGCCCCAAGTTCTTGTACCCTTGTTGCAGCGAAGCCTTAATCTTATCTTTCATTTCTTTCATTTGGAGTTATTAAAACTTGTAGCGGCGACAGGACTCGAACCTGCGACCTGCGGGGAATGAACCCGCCGAGCTGCCTCTGCTCCACACCGCTCTCTTAAAATCACATAGAGCCAACAACGATTTCTCGCTATCGGCTCTATGGCTCTCTATCAACCAACTATGTCACTCGGACTTATTTACGCCCGTAAATCTTATGACGCTGTCTTTTATCTCGATTTCTATCGGCTTGCGGCATTTCCTGCACCACAACTCTATTTCACCGTTGTATACCGATAGTTTCGCAAGTATCGCGCCTCTGCGCCCGCGTTTCTCACACTCGGGACATCTTATTACAACCTTTTTCACGCCGCAAATATAATACACTTAATTGATTACAACAAATATTTTAAGCAAAACTTTAATTTATTTTCGTACCTTTGCACAAAACACGGTTGATGAAGTTTTCTCTCGTAAGCAATAACTTGGTTTTTCCGCCGCTTTACCCCGAAGCGGAACGCACTCTTGCCACATCTAAAAGCAAGAGCCGTACTATCGTGGACGGGTACGAGTTGCGACCTAACCAAATCGACCTTATCCCGCAACCGGGACTGCAAGAACAGCTGTGCCAAAGCGAAGCTAACCTCGTTTTCATCTGCGGTCAAGCAACCAGCGGAAAGGCGCAACCATATACAAGCAAGGTCTTAACCCCTAACGGATTTGTCGAAATGGGGTCGCTTAACATCGGAGATGCAATCCTTGCCCCCGATAATTCAACACAAAGGGTGCTAAACATCTTCGAACAAGGCGAAATAGACGTTTGGCGCTTGACTTTCGATGACGGCGCACAAACGGAATGCTGCAAAAACCATCTTTGGAAAGTTCGCACACCGATTAGCGAGTGGCGTGTTATCCGCTTCGAGGATGTTCTTAGTGCGTTTAATGCGCATCTTAAAATATACATACCTCTTTGCGCATCGTCTGTATATGAGAGGTTCAAGGAAAAAACGCCTGATACAGACAAACTCCGAAAGATTGTAAGAGCGGAGTATGTCGGCAAAAAACAATGCCGCTGCATTATGGTTTCGGGCGCTGAACATCTGTATGTAACTGACGATTTCATCGTTACGCACAACACTTTCGCAATGTATCTCAATGCGTTACAGGGTGTTACGCACTATGGCTTTGCAGCTAAACTGATTTCAGTCCGCTTGCAGGACAGCAAAAAGGGCGGCTCGATGTTCCGTGACGGCGTAACGGTATGCGGCAATTTCGCTAATTGCGAGTATAATTCGGCGGATTACCCGACTTTCTCGTGGCCGCAATGGAACAGCTCGCTGCAACTTATTCACTCTAATTTCAATGTAAACAACCCTGCGGAATGGGAACAGTTCCAAGATTACGCTAAGAAAGTGCAGGCGTCTCTGATAATGGTGGACGAGGCTACGGAAATGAAGGAGTTTAAGATGTTCGCTTATTGGTTTAGCCGTAACCGCGACAGCTCGGGCATGACACCGCAAATGGTGTTATCCTTTAACCCGTCTCACGACCATTGGACTACTCAAATGCTATGCGATGCAGGGTATATCGGCGATGACTGGTATCTGCGTAAGGATATGATTGGCAAAGTCCGATATTGGTATAATAAGGGTAAATCTCCTGCCGAAATCGTTTGGGGGGACTCTCGCGAGGAAGTGGCGGACGCAGCAGGCCTTATCGACCGACCGGACGATTTGGCCGCAGGTATCTCGCGATTGGATTATGTGAAGTCGTTTACGGTATTGACGGGTACTGCCGCTTCTAACCGCGAATTGGTGAATGCTACGGGTGGACAATCTGTCGCAAATCTACACGCTACGGGCGCGGAGCAACGTCAAATTGTGGGCGAGGGATATTTCGGCGAAGTGGAAACGGAGGAAATCAATGTGTCGCGCGAAATGATTAACAACCTATGGACAAACCCCGTAAGCGATGACGTCAATATGTACGCTACCATGGACATTTCCTCGGGTAAGGCGGATAACGATAAGTCGCCTATGGTGATATGGCGCGGACTGCAAATTGTCGGGGTCGAGCTGTTCTCGGGCGAACCTAACGAAATGGCGGGGTGGATTAAAACTAAACTTAACGCTTACGGCGTTGACGTTACACGCTTCGCTTATGACGCTACGGGACACGGATATTGGATGCAGGGGCTGACTAACGGCGTGGCGGTTACGGCTAACAAACGGGCTATACAGGAGGTTGACGAGTTCGGAAACGCTGTAACTCGGGATGATTATTTTAATTGCCGCTCTCAATTGCTCGGCCGAACGGAGGTGATGATTAAACGCGGTGATATTTCTTGCTCAATATCTCCCGATTTGCGTATCCCTTACGCAAAGGGTGGGGCAACACGAGCTCTCCGCGATATTCTGTATGACGAGATTAACGTGTTCGCGACGACAACGCGCAACAAACGTATATACTACCGCTCTAAGGATGAGTATCGTGCTAAGTTCCGACATTCACCGGACTTAATGGACGCTATTTGCCTGCGTGCGGTTTTCGAACTTGACGCCCGACCGAAGAAGGCGCCGCTGCCGGCAGCGTCTCCGTTTGTATACAATAATCTGTATTCGGCATTTGCTTATGCGGCTAAAAACCGTTGGAACAAGAATTTAGTTAGATAACCTTAATACGTTGATAATGATAAACATATCGGAACACCTTAAAAAGGATTTTTGGCATAGACGATGGGTCGGTGACAAAACACCGCCACCGCCGACAAATCCTGAGTTTTACGCAATCCCCGAAAGATTGCCGCACGTCAATCGCCGCGACCTTACTCAGGATGATTTCGCTAATGAAGTAAGCGTGTCGGCACACAATATCAATTCTCTATATCAGTCGGCGCGGCCTATACGCGAGGCTTTCCCTAAATTTGATGAAAACGGGAACCCCGTACTCGATAAGGACGGAAACCCGGTGCAGGAGTGGCGAACCGTGGGATATGACGACCTCGAAACTACCCGATATGGGTTGCAATACCGCTTCGCTATGTGCAAAACGGCGCATTTCGCAGGCAACGGGTGGGGTATTTACAACGAGCAAACGGATAAGTCGGAAACAGCGCATAGCCGATATGATACGCTGTGTTCGTGGCGAGACATCGCAGGCCTTGATATGGCGTTTGTCGAGGTCGTAAAGTCGTGCTTCACCTCGGGCGATGGTGCTATATATCTGTATCAGGACGGCAACAGCATCGCTTACGAGGTGTTTTCGTTCAACAAGGGGGATGTGCTTTTCCCTGATTATGACGAAAATCATTTCCCGGTACTTTATCGCTTATATACACTCAAAGGTCAACGCGCGGTGGACATCTTCGGCGCGGAATACATCGAAACTTGGGTTAATGCGGATGTGTCGGATAAGGGGAAGTCTACCGTCAATAAATGGTTTACGCAAATTCGCGGATGGTTCAAGTCGCACGATTTCGCTTTATCGGAGGACGGATGGACTCGCATAAGCCAACGTAAAACACAAACGGGTGGCATCGTCAACGCTTGCGTATATTTCCGCATTGACGACATCCCAAGCGGTATCGTACAGGAGGATATAGAGGCTCTGGAACGCTCGGCAAGCTATGTGGCCGAGGGCGTCAAAGCTGCGGCCTTTGATACGCTGTTTATCAAGGCCACCAATATCCAAAATCTCCCCGAAGTCGGCTCTTTCGGAAGCGTTATCGGCGTAACGGGCAATGTGGAGGAGCTTAAAGCATCTGACGCTAAACGTCTACCCCCAAGCAATATATCGGACGTGGCAACTATCGACCTCAAAGAGAAAAAGGAGAGCATTCTTCATGCGTCTATGTCGGTTATTCTCGACCCTGATGTGCTGCGCAGCGGAGCGGATTCGTCAAGCGCTATGCGCCTGTGCTTTAATGACGAGGTAAAGTGGTGCATGGCTATGCAACCGCAATTCTATAAGCCGCTGCAACAACTGACCAACGCGCTTAAAGCTATCGTCGCCAAAGTGGAGAAAGACCCGGAATATGCCTCTTTGCGTGTATCGGTGGGCATGAACATTTGGACACCGAATAACGTTAGTGAAGCAGTGGAGAATGCAACCAAATTGGTCTATGCAGGAGTGCTATCGCGCGAAAACGCCCGTCACGAATTGGATATTAATTATCCGGATGATCTGAATATCGTTTACGGCGAAACGGAACGAGAGCTGTACCAAAAGACTTATACGCCGCTGAAAGCTAAGTATGACGCCGAAAGAAAGTTCGGAATCGCGGATGTCGCTAATGACATCGTGGTCGGAAACAGCGAAAGTGTTCCGCAAACCGCAAACGATAAACGCGCCGACTCGGAAAGGGCACTGGCCGACCGAAACGCTTACACGGCTGCCGTTGATAACAACGCTAACCGTAAACCTATTGACATTTAGTGTTTTTGAGGTTTGTTACTTTGATGTTTTTTTCATTGTCGATTTCTAAGACTTTTTTCAGTTGTTTTGGAAATGGGGAAGCCGCCCGACCGTGAGGTTAGGCGGCTTTTTTTATGGCTCGTACTTATACTTTCCCGAATATCTGCCTTGGTCGTACAACGTCTATGCGCTCGTCTTTGGCATTCTTGACTATGTAGTACTTCCCGAAAATATCGCGCTTGATTGCCTTGATATACCCGTGGCAATACATGCGACTGTGGCACACGAAGATGCCGCGCCATCGCGCTCGCAAACGGATGTAGTATTCTATCTTGTCATTGTTCTTTAACGGGTTCATTATCCTCTCTTTTTATGTTCCCTAATTTCACCTGCTCGTCTATAAATATCTTGTAGGCGCAATCCGAACACCGCACGGGCAGGTAACGGCGCGGCGCCTCGATTTTAACCTCATCTTCTTTCAGATAACCGACTTTTTTCAATAAATCGGCTTGGTCTTTTAGTATCTCGGCATCGGTGTTGGTGTTGGTCTCTACGCTCGTGGCTACATCGTTTGCAAATTTTTTCATCACCCGCTCTTTGCGCGTGCCACTTACTTCTATGCCGCTGGGTACGTCTTTGCCGCGCTTTATTACATCGCGCAATGTCCGCTTGTAGGCTTCTATATAGTCTTTGTGTTTTCTGTACGCAAAAAACTGCCTGCACGCTTCTTTCCCGGCTTTGTTCAGATTGCCGTCTATGCCTAAATACATCGGGAAAAATCGCTTGAAAGCGGCTTCATAGGTGGTATCAAACGCTACATGGTAATTCATGCAGTCGCGGTCGTCAACGGGTATGTCGCGCCACTTGTCATCACCCTCGGGCTTTATAGGTAAAAAGTTGTTCATCGCTCACCGTATTCTTTGGGAAAAACATAGCGCACGGTCAGTTCGTTGCCGATGTCTTTCAAGACTTCGCATTTAACTCCGTATCCGCGCATAACATCGTCTAAAATAGCCGTAACAACGTCTCGCACACTGTTGGTATGCCCGACATATTCTAAGTCGTCAGCATCCATAATATCACACAAAATACCGCACCTGAACGTTACAAGCACACTGCCGTGACCATCTCCGCTCTCGCCTTGCAATACTAAGCCTCTGCCGTATTTATGCACCACGGGGCGCAGGTCGTTGTTTGTCCATAGGCTCGCGTCTTTGATTTCTACCAAGTCGCCGTGCCTCAATTTTTTTCTGTCTGACATCCTTGTTTTATCTCTCTTAATTCTATAACCAAAACTTTGTCGCGGTCAAAGCCGTTACGACCTAAACCCTCAACGATACAATCTGCCTCCCATTTGCTGCATAGCGCATTGTAGTTGAAGGTCTCTCCGTAAATGGCTTTGCCTAAAAACGTGAAGGCCGACGACGCAACCGCCACCTCGCTCTTTTGAACAAGGATGTAGCGCTTGCGCCGCCGACCGTCCCAACAATCTACTCGCGTGCCGCTTCGTGCCGCTCGCAAACGATTGTTGCAATACAATCCGACAGGCAGCATCGCAAACATTCGCTCGGTACTCGGCAAGACGTGTCTGATGTCTATCTTTTTAACCCGCGTAACCGACATTCTTTCTCCCATTTGGTCAGATTATACGTTTGCAATGCCAATCCGACAGCGCAAATAAAGCTCTCGTATTGCGTGGGCTTCAAGCAGTGCCTGCGCCGCTCATTGAACAACGCAGCTTTATCATCGCTTATCACGCCGTCCGCATCACGCCAATCATCGGCCTCGCCTAACAGATAACGCATGTCTCTGCGACGCAAATCAAAGCACATCAATTGAATGGTGTCTACATATTCTTGCGGCTTGATGTTCTTGATGCCTTTGCGTGTCCACCACGCACGACTGCGCTCGCAAAACGCGTTGAAGTCGCAGTCGGTCGGGGCTTCTATGTAGTCTTTTATGCCTTTATTGTAAAAGCATTGCGCAACGGGCAAAAAACAGCTTAAAAAATTGGCCTTGAATTTTCGCATGGACGCGAAAAAGGTCTGCATTACTCCGTATTGACGCTGCAAACGAGAACGAACATGCAATCGCAATTGCCATTCTAATTCTTCTACATCGTAGCCGTCGGTGATAAAGCCGTATTGACCGGGTTCTGTGTGGTTCTGGATAAACAAACGACACAGCCCCTCGTCCTCGACATCTCGCGCATCGGATACCCCGAGCTTGTAAACGTAGTCCAACAGCGAAATCATGCTGCGGATGGACTGACGGTTCACAAATCCGCGGTTTAACGGATTAATCGCGCCCTGACCCCGCCACGTTATCGACTTCGCGCTCTCCCAACTCACTTTCTCCTCCCGTTTTATCGGTTATTATCCCATCTTCCGCCATGATGTCTTTCATCTCTTTGCGTGAACGCTCTCGCGCCCGACGAGCCGAGCGCTTCCCTTTGGCTATCGCCGCACCGCGCTCTACCGCTTCTTCCATTAACGCCTGCGAACCTGCCTCATCGGCCTCTGTAACGCTTTCGGCGGCTTCCTCAGCGTGCTTCATCGTCCGCTTGAAGTATTTGCCCAACGCTCGCTGCAAGTCGTCAGCAAAGCCCTTATCGCACGTTACGGTACTCAACGTCTGATACATCAACGTCGCAAATCCCTCGATGTAATCCTCGCGCTCTTGACCGGCAGCCGCAAGAAGATATGCGTATGCAGGCAATCGCGCATCCAGCTTCATCTCAAAGATGCCGTCATGTCCGCGTATCTCTACTCGCGAACTCGTAAAGTCGCCCTCGCTGTAATAAATCTCGACAATGATTGCTCCGTTGCCGAAGTCATACCTGAACAGAGGTTTCTCTTTAACACCGCGCCACACTTCATAGGCCTTGCGCATCTTCTTAATACTTATTCCCATGTCTCTCTCTTTTTTAAGTTAATATTAAGTATATCAGTTATAATTCACGTTTTCACAATTCCGTTATCCCCATATTTCCAATTCCAATTGCTTGTCTTGCACCGCTCCCTCATACTGACCCTTCGGCCTCCACAACTTTTCGACACGCCGTAGGCTGTTATTCGTGGCGCTCGCGCTGCATACGACATCCCATTGCGCCACACACACAAACCTATCCTCGGGCATCGCGTACTCGCTTATAAACAGCGGCTGCGTCTGCGCCTCGCACCAGTCGTAAAACGCCTCGTGGTCAAAGCGCACGCCGTAATCGCCCTTTTGGGTCGAAGTCCGATACGGAATATCGGCATATATTACGCTGCCATCGGGTATCTCCACATCGCGGTAATCACCCACGGAATACGTCAGCCTTTCCGGACTTTGCAGCCTTTCCAGCCTTTCCAGCCTTTCCAGCCTTTCCAGACTTTCCAGACTTTGCAGCCTTTCCAGCCTTTCCAGACTTTCCAGACTTTGATTATCGCCGCGCACTTTCGCTGTCTTTCCCCTAATAAGCGGCACAAGCTGCCGCACTACCTCCCTATAAGCCTGACGGCGCTCGCGCACGCTGTCAGCCGTCAGCATCATCCAAACAGCTCGCTTATATGGCTCTATCTCGCGCGAGTAAAGATAATCCTGCCCGTTATTCCCGAAGCTCCAACAACTGCGAACATAGGGGTCGCTGTCTTTAAGCGCAAAGAAGTCCTCGCGACTTATCCAACGCCGCTCATCACGGTACTTCCCCGCAACGGCATCCACAAACAACTGCGGCATATCGCTTATATCGTTGATATGGATATGACCCCATTTGCCGCTCAACGCCGCACAATGCGCTATCGCACAACCGCCGCAAAATACATCATACAAATGCTCGGCACGCGGCAACAACGATACTATACGCTCGGCCAACTTATTCTTACTCCCCATATAGGGCATTCCGTATCGCATTTCCTAATTCAATATTTCCGCCGCCTCTTTACCTCCGTTCATTAGCTTATACATCGCCGCTGATTTTAACAACACCCGACCGAAGTTCTTGCTTCGGCAAGCCGTTGTATACAGCATATCACTTATAACATCGCTACTGCCGACAGCCGCGCAACCAAGCATATCTCCATCGGTCGCTAAGATAAGCGCTCCCTCGGATTTTTTCGCATCGGCCAAGTCTAAATTCTTAATCATACGGTATACTTCCGCCACCGTCATCTTAGTCTTTTTATTATTTTCTTCCATATATCCCTAATTTCTAATACCTAATCCCTAATCCCCAACAAAAACTGCATCCCGCCACGCGACCGCCGCTGCTCTACTCCGAGGTTCCTTAGCAACGAGGAAATCTCTCGCGCACCAAGCACTTCTTCCCCCGTATCTTCACAATAACGCATATAGTCGGCATACACCTCTTTAAGCGGTATCCAAACACCGGTTTCTTCACTCGCAGTGGTATAGCGACAATCACGCCACCACCGCCGCTGTGGATTGCTGTCATCTCGCATATCTTCCATCGCTCGCTTGACTTCATCCCCTAAATCAATGTTCCCCCCGTTGGACATCACTCTCTTATAACCTGCATATATCCAGTTAAATATGGCCTGCCGCGACTCGGTCTCGGTCAACTTCTTGGTCAAAAACGGGTCTTTATCTTCTTCCGTCCATTGCCTGCGCGTAGTGTACACGGGCAACTGTCGCCTGTGGTACCCGTAACTGTCATCGGCACTCTCGGGCAACGCGTTGGTACAACACAACAATGGCGGAGCCGCCACCTGTATCGGGTCGCCGTAATTCCTGCGCCCCTGAAACATCTCTCCGCTGACAAAACGCTTGAAATCACCCCCGCTGATGTCTTTCTCGTTCAAGTCCCCAACCAAATTGGCTATCTTGCCGCGCAAGGCCGCTATATTCACACGCGCATCACTATCCTTGAACAATTGACGCGGCGTAAACCGCGAAAAATACCGCGCACCGAAAACACCCTCGATAGCACCGGCCAAAACACTCTTGCCGTTTGACCCCGGACCAACTAAGTAACACACATACTCGATACGCACATCATCGCGGTTTATCAACAACGAACCGCAAAACAACTGAAAAGCATCCCGAAAGTCCTTGTCGGGTATTATCTCTTTAATCTTTCGCTCCCAAAGCAACGACACAGCACGCGGATTATACTCGATGTCTAAAACCACATCACTCACATAGCGCCGCGAAAAGTCTTTCAACTTGCCTTCCTTCACGTCAAATACGCCATTCGTAAATATCAAATAACGCCTGTCCGGCCTATACGCAAATTCACTCATCGACGATACGGACTCAACACACGCCCTCGCTACATCCTTCGGCGCATAACAACAATACACCGCGCGTACCTTCAACATCACCATCGCCCGGCGAAACACCTCCGAAAAAAACGGAACGGCACTCCCGACATCCTCAAAATACCTGCCGTTAAACACATAGGCTTGACCCGAGTCCCCGAAGTATACCAACGGCTGCTTAACATCCCGCATCACAGACCCGAAAGCATCAGCCAACCGAGCAACCTTCGACTTATTCACAAAACTATCCTTACCCCCGAAATAGGGACAGATAACATCTCGCAATTCCCCCGCAAAATGCGAAGCAACATAATCATATACTACCGAACTTACCATCTTAAACAACTTAACTTACCCACTTAACTTACCATCTTAATCAACTTACCAATCGCAAATCATCAAGAGAACAAATTTGAATTAGTTTAATAATTATATCTCTTTGAGGTTCAACCGGGTACGATGAAAATACCTTCCCGTTAACTTCCATAATATCTGTTTTCAGGTCATTACACGGATTAGCCTTGTATTTCATATCGTTTTTTAATAAACATAAACACTGCTATATTTTTTATTCGTCGTCTCTCAATATTTTAATAGATTTAGCACATATGTCATGATGTAATCCTTTATAGTATTTGGTGCCCTTTGGAATAATGGCTTGAAATACTTTATATTCTTTACTATAACCATACCATCTATTTACTCCTTCAGCTTCTTTGAGAGCAACTCTTTCATCAACAAAGGCATGGAAAAAACCTGCTCCAATCATTTTATGGCCTTCTTCACACTCCGTAATCATTTCGGGTTCCTGGTCTGTATAGAGTTTATCAAATTCAAAAAAGAACCATTCAGAAGGTGATTTAATGCCATTCAAGGCTACTTTCCCTACTTTATAACACATTATATCTGAGTCGGCTGTATAAATGCCCTGTTCTGAAAAAAGACACATATTAATTATTTATTTTATATTTATAAGAGAAGCCTTTTGGAGTATAATCATCATAATTCTCAGAAGGATAAATTCCTTCAAAAAGCCGTTTACCTCTTTTATATAGACTTCCATCAATATCCAATGTACCCGATTGCCAACAGGATTGAATACCCATAGAGAGCCATTCACCATATGGAGTTCTTGTAAACCATATCATATTCTTATCATAGTTTGGTATAGAACAAGCTACAAAGAAATCTGTGGTTTCAGCATAAAGTCCAGAAGTATTCTCATAGTTTTCTTTTAGAATATCCTGTAATGTCTTTGGCATTAAACAATCATACTCACTATCATAAGTATCTACAAGGTGTTCTTGACTATAAGGAAGTATACCTTCTACCTTAGCTTCATAACATCGAGAAGGCGTGGTTATTCCATCATCAAAAAAATGATATATTTTCCCAATTTCAGGAAGGTCTTGTTTCATATTTCTTCTCATCATCAAGATTTATTTGTTCATTCATAATTCAATTTTCAAAAAATACTCTATATCTATTTTTGAGATTTATTCTCCCTTTTCAATACCACGCATAAACTTATTATCATAGTTAGTTCGGCCAATAACGCACCTACAATGCATCCTATTATAAACATTAACATAATTATTTATTTTATTTTCTCTATTGCATCCACAACCTCTAACATAAACCCCGCATAAGTCTGAGATTGACCTTCATTATACTCTCCCTCATAAAACCATTGAAAGACATGGAAAACCTCATGCCAGAATGTATGAAGTACTTGTATCTCAGAGAAAGCAACTTCCTTATGATTTGAAAGTGCATATTGAGCAATTTTTATTTCATTATTAACAGGGTCAAATTTACCAAACTCACCATCTAAAATATCTACTATTCTAACTTTAATAGTATGTTTAAGAATTGTTATTTCTTTTGGAATTTTCATAATAATTATTTCATTCTTCATTGTCAATGAACTCTTTTGTTACGTCTTCGCCCAATTCAAACACCATAAAATCACAGGCGAAAAATTTGTCCTTAGCGTTCTTTATAATACGAGGAATATCTTCTTTTGAAAGCGCCACACTATAAGTTGGCAAATAATAGTTACCCTCTGATTCTAAATAAAGAATTACATACTTCATATTTCTAATAGTTTATATTGTTAAAGTGTATTCATAAACATCATCACCGCAATCATCACAATGACCTATAAATTCAGCATTCCCATTTAATTCAAGGAAATCAATAATCATATTTCGAATGGTTGAATTGTCTCCATATTTGTCAATTAAAGATTTAAATATGTCTCTTTGCTCTTGCAAAGTAAAATCTTCAATTTTTTTATTATCAATATCCAGGTTATATGCCATACAACCCTCTGTATAAGTTAGTTTCATATAAATTTATCTGTTACTTTACTACCAAGTTCATAAACGTTTATATTAACTTTTTCTATATCTTTAGATTGATTGATTTCATCAATAAGCTCTTTTACTTTATCCTTCGAGTCTTTAACTTTATAAAACGTATTATTATCATCAATTACCCAATATCGATTGAGTGTAGGCGGTCCATACCAACCATAATTAACCTTCATTATATAACCCATCTTATAAACTATTTATTTCTTTTTCCAAAAATCTTCTGTGATTTCCGATAAAATCTGAGGATCTTTAAGTAAAGGCTCCCCATCATTACCTCTCCCTATTTCTTCACCCGATAAAATGTATACAGATCTTTTTTCTGCAATAAGGCCATATAGTGTATGAAGCACCTCACGTGTCATCGGCTTAGGAAATATAACGTGCCATCCATCAGTCATTAAAACAGCATCATACACAGACACACCAAGTTCTTGACCTATGATTTCATCTCTTAACCAGATGTTTGATAGTCCTGATGTCGGAATATCACCAAAACGCAAGTAATATTTCATAGTCACTTATTACTCTAAAACCCCTTTCTCCAATAAACAAACTACTCAACCAACTTCATCTCCAACTCCCCCTCTCCCCCCACAAAAGAAGAAGAAAAACCACGCCGACAAAAAAAACCAAACCACTCAGCCATACCCCAATCAATCTAAACTCGTTCAACACTTTCAGATCAATCAAAACCACGCTCAAACCACAAATCAACCAATTTAACCAATCAGCTCCATAAATAATCCGGATTAAAGCAAACATAACTCGTCAAGATTAAAACCAATCAAGATATTCCAATCAAAATAAACCCGTCAGCCACGCAAACAACCAACACGGCTCTGACAAAATTAATAATCAAAAACCAATCACCAAATATCCAAACATCCAAATTTTCTAAATTTAATCCTTTATTTATATTTATAATACTATAATACTATAATATATACTATACTAACTATGTATATAGTTAGGATAGTTTCTCGCCTTTTCCTTAAAAATTTTTTTTAAGGCGAGAACTTTTCCCCGAAAAATAATACACTCATACATATTCACTAAATAATATATTACTAACCAAATAGTTATATGTGTGTAGATTGGTGTGTATGTCTCCCCAATTTACCCCCTTTCGTGTACATAAAATCACCTTTTTACCCCAAATTTACCCGATTTTTTATCCCAAAAATACCCCCTTTTCACCAAAAATCAACCACCATCCCCAAAACACCAAAATAACCTCCCACAACAACACCCTCAACAACCCCAAATAATCCCATATTATCACAATCCCCATAGAACTTCTCTAACTACATTATCTGTCTTATCTAAATTTGGTTTACTCAAAAGTCAACCTGTTTTAGGACGACACAATCACCCATACACAACTAAACCATACACAACTAAACCATACACAACTAAACTAAACTAAACCAAACTAAACTAAACCAAACTAAACTAAACCAAACTAAACACTCATCTCACAATCCACAATCCACAATCCACAATCCACAATCCCTTTATAATCCCTGTCTCTAACTTCTGACCGCTCTTAAATCATACTCTTTTCTGCTCTTTTCTATTCTTTTGCTCTATTCTACTTTCTCCACTCTACCTCTCTTTTACCCTATTTTCAAAGCACTTTAATCGCGCATAACTTGCTGATGAGCAATCATAACTTTCTGATAATCAGTTGTAACGCATTGACAATCAATTGGTTATACCCAAATTTTAATAAAAAAATTTAGAATGGACGCACCTCCAAACCCCAAAAAAATCGGCTTTTTGACCCCCCGCACCCCTATATTTTTTTTGTAATTCATGATAATCAATGTGTTTGGGCTAATGTATCGTTCGCCACTCCACTCCGAACCGTATTTGTAACTGTCTGAAAATCAGGCAGTTACGTGTTTTTGCGTGTTTTTTACGCATTAATCATTTCCCGGCCGTCCCCACATCCTCCAAATTTACATAATCGTGGATTATAAGCCGGTTTGCGATTATCGTTTGCGTTTATTTTGAAATATGCTTATTAAAATCAAGCGTGATTATCTGTTTAGATCCGGAACGTTTTACGATTTAGCATGATTTGCATTTGCTAAAATCAAGTTTGCGCCGTTGTTGTTTTTGCGTGAAAGATACGCAAAGTTATTGAGAGTTGTTTAGTGGATTAATTATGTGTAAAATTTACGCAAAGCGTTGATATTGCCGGGTTGTGTATTTTTGTGTGTGTTATACGCAAAATTTGGCTGTCTATGTCTGTTTTTGTCTATTAGTTAAATAATGTGAAATTGCCCGAAAATAATTGCTTAAATGCTTGACTTAATGAAAAATAGTCCGTACCTTTGCATGTAGAAAAGGGGACGAAATAAGCCCTATATATAACACTTAAAAAATCAAATCAAAATGCGAAAAATCGAATCTGAAATGTATGCAGCCTTTAATGCCGGCTACAACTGGGCAAAAAGCAATACACGCGTTGAGGTCTCAACCTCCGACGACGAGAAGCGCGTGCGCTGCTTTCTTTTCGGCAATATCATAGCCGAAAAAATCATAAACAAAAGCGTGTACATTAAGCGGTTTTTTACAAGTGGGTACAATACCGCAACCACTTGCAACCGCTTGAACGCCCTCGGTGCGAATGTCAGCCGCAAAGGCGGATATATCCACTATGCCGACGGCACCCCCGTGCAAGCGCATTATACCGCACAATAAAACAAAAAAAACGCCCCGGCGCTAACTTCACAGCCGGCGCCGGGGCTAACTTAAAAAATCAAATCACTGCAAAGGTACGATATTTCGGCCTTTGCGCAAAATCAAAAAATCACAATGAAAGTCACACTAAACAAAAAGACCTCCGGGGGGTATTTCCCCGAAACGGTCAACGTTGAGTCGATTACTTGGGGGTTTGCCTCAAAAACCGCAACGCTACATATTGCCCCCGAGGAGTTTACGGAAAAATTTCAAGCGGTTGCCTTTGCCCAAATGTATGGTACCCGTATTTCCTTTGCGGCAACAATAGATATAGAAGTAAATAGCGAATATATATCCGACATATATTTCAGCTAATCCGAATAATCACCCGGCCGGTGCTTTTGGCGTGTTCGACTCGCGCCCGGGGTGCAAAGAAACAGTCGGCCCGGCGACTATAAACAGGCATTAGGCCGTGCGCGTGGGCGGAAAATCCGCCCGGTTGTACTAAATAAATAAATCCTAAATAAATACAGCTATGCAGAAAAATATTATTTGGTCGTCAGACTACTATTTTGACGACTCCGCCCGCAAAGAGTTTGAGGACTACATCCAAACAGAATGCGGCTACATGCCGGACGACTCCGACTGGCAAAACGAAGTAAATGCACACATCGAAGATGAAAGGCTAAACCTTTCGGCGGACATCCCCGGCAACGGCTGCATTATAGCCGTTATTGACGCTGGCCGCTGGAATGGTCGCTATATATCCGCCACTCTATGCGGATATTCCCCCGCGCATATCTTTGACCTCGCGGAGGACGACAACGAGTACTATTGCGACGGCCTGAACGTGTGCGCACGTCTTGCGCACCACGACGGCACGCATTACGTTACATACCGCGTCGCGCCGGATATTGAGACTGCAAGGCGTATTGTTGACGGCCTACAAAGTGGCCGCATATCCGCCCGTACAGCAATGCGACAAACAAAGAGCCTCGCGCCACACGTTGCCAAAATATACGGCTGGCATGTAGATGGGCGGTTGACGCCAAAACGCGCCGCAAAACGCGTGGCACGCCACTACAACAAGCACATACACGCACAAAGACAATACGCGTAAAATAATCCTACTACTATGTTAATCAACTGCATTTTATCCAGCGCAACAATAGCGCTTTTAGGCGTGCCTTTCGCCGCACGCCGCCGCAACCGCCGCAACTTTTGGCGGCATTATTTGCCATGGCTGTACGCCTCTATGTGCAGCCTCGCAATATATGCCGCAATGATAGGCGCAATAGCCTACTTCTGCACACTGGCAGACATGGCCGAATAAGCCGTTTTAACGCGCTTTCGGGGCGCGGCGGAACAATTTACCACGCGCCCCGACAAAGCAGCTAAAAACGGCCTCAAAAAGCGCTACAAACACTAATCACTAAAACATAAACACTATGCAGATATTCACGGTATATAGCATCGGCTGCAACGCCGAACTTTTCGCCGCTAATTACGGCGAATATATCACAGACACCACCCCCGGCTACTTCGGCGGCGTTGAGTTTACACTCCGCGCACCGGCCGAGATCCGCGAAGAAATAGCACACCTAACAGAGGAGTGCATAGAGATAATAGACTAAACCTATACAAACCACGAACAAAATGAACAATGTAATTACAGACAACGCGGCTATGGTAGCCGCTATCCAACAAGCCGGGTTTATTATTGACCGCGCCGGAGGCATTACTAATGCCTACATCCGCACCCCCGTAAAAAACGGTATAGGTGAAACGTTGTGGGTTGAGATTAATTTTTGCACCGTCCCCGGCGGCGCAAAGAGTCTCCCCGCCTTTTGGTCTAAACGAGATCTCACGCCTACGCGTTTGGCATCGTACTGGTACATCTACATCCATATAACCGCCAAGGCGCCGGAACACAGCGATGTGGGATATGAAAAATATAATCCGATGCTTATCCCCTCGGATAATCCTTGCAGATTGTTTACATGGATACTGGAAGCCACACCCGAAAACCTTTACAAACTCCTATCCGAGGCCAAACGCCGTTTTTTGACGTGCGAAAAGTAACCGCTGCCCGTCAGCGCTTAACAAACTTTAACGCTGACGGGCAACAAACCGAAGCCCACACGGTTGTATATTTGTGGGAAAAATCAACAACTAACAACTAATAAAACGATAATGACCTGCAAAGAATTAGCGGAGGCCGTAAAAAAAGAAAACCCCTCCAAATACGAACAAATAGAGTCTCAATACGGAAGCGGTGTCGTCGCAGCATACATCGCTTGGGCAAACCAAGCAGATGACTCTGAGACTGAGACGACGATCGACGGCTGGTGTACTGGCATCCTCGAAGGCAATTTCGACGTCATCGAGGACATCGAAGACACGTTTGTTTGTTGCGCAACGGACAAAGACATGGAGGCATTCCTTGCCCCCCTCCAAATAATCGGAAAAACAGTCGCCGATTATGATCTAAGCGAAGCTATTGACCAAGTATTCTACTTCGCGCCTGATGCAGAAGAACTCTACTCGGACATAGAAGAAGCTCGAGAGATTGTCCTCGGAAGCTTCAATGCTCCGTTCAACGTCAATCGTAAATTAATTCAACGATGAAAACAGAATGGTATTTTATTGATTTCTACATCCTGAATGAAAAAGGGCAGGACGTAAGCGACAATTACGACTGGGTGTTTTATGACTCCGAGGACTCGGCAATCGAAGCACTTATGGATGAATGGCGAGATCCAAAAGACACCTTCGCGAGGTTATCCAAAGTGGCGAAGGGCAACATCACATATGCCGAAATTGCCGTAAACCGACAGGTTGGCAAGGCAGACGAATGTGGAAACCTCGTATGCGAGGACTACACCGAAACCTTGTCGTTTATTCGATACGAGTATTCGGATGGAGAGTGTACCAGAAAAGAATACTGCTAACAAAAAATAAAGCAACAATGACTAACGATATTAAAATACACTGGTCAAATGCTCAAATGTGGTACGTGACCGAGAACGCGGATGGTACTATTTCCGCATTCTATCACAAAAATCTGAAAGAGTGCAACCGCGTACCTTACGTGTGTGTAGCATCGGCGGTGAAATCCGCGGGCGGTTTAGACGCGTTCAGGGAGCGTTTAATCACGCCCGAGCAGGCCGAGGCACGATTAGCCACCCTCAACGCCCAAAAGGCCGAGAGAGCCGCCGCAAAGGCCGTGGACGCGGCCAAAGAAAGTGCGGCCGCAACCGAGGCGCGGTGGCGTCTTGCTGAGGCCGAAAAGGCCGGTGCTATTGCGCCGACACAGGAAAACATCCGCGACTTATTACTAAGCGTGCGGCATAATTGCGCTTGGCCGCTACCACAATTCACGGTTGGCTATTCGGCCACTGCCTACGACTGCGACGGCAAGATCGCTGCCGCCGCAAAGTTTGCCAAACCCGTACTAATTAACGGTCTATTTGTTAGGCGCGTATGCTTAGGCGCACCGCGTGGTTATCTTGAAAAGTATACGCGGATATGAGACTGCGTAAGAAAATAGGCCGGCTTATGGACTGGCTTATCGACAAGCACTTCTGGATGGCGTTTATGCTGTACTACTTCGTTGTGCCCGGTCTCGTAACCCTATTGCTTATATGGATAACCGACTTAGGCTTCCACAATGAGTTGCCCGAGTTCTTGCAGCTCATATTCGACTGGTGCTTAGAAAATATTCTAATTCCAATAATAATCATAATCTGCATACCGTTTGTTATCATTCAGGTAAGCAAAAACAATCCGTAATGGCAGAATACATCTATTTGCGTGTGTCTACGCGTAATCAGGACTACGCGCAACAATTAGAGGACATAAAGCGCTATGGCGTTGACCCTAAGCGCGTTGATAGCATTGTCGAGGAGCACGAAAGTGGCGGCGTGTCCTATGAGGACAGGCAACTGCAAACGCTCCTTGGCAAGTGTAAGCGCGGAGACACAATATACGTTGGCGATACAAGCCGTATAGGCCGTTCTCAAATGGATATGGTGCGGCTTATGATAAACGCAAAAGAGGCGGGCATCGGCATCGTTGCCTGCAAAAACGGCCTACGGCTGGACGCCGACGACATAGGCAGTCGCATAACCCTATCCGTCCTCGCGATCCTTGACGAGGACGAGCGTATGCGAATCAAGCACCGCGCGAAAAACACGGTGGAGGCACACCGCAAAGAAATCGCGGCCAAAGGCTACCGCGTAACCAAGGCCGGAAACATCCAAACGCACATCGGCAATAAGCCGGGCACGGACATGAGCGCCGCAATACAAAGTAGCCTTATAAGCCGTTCACAACGCGCACAACGCTGGCGAGAGGAGTCCCCGGCCTACCGTTGGGCGATGGAACAAAAGGCCTGCGGAAAGACCGCAAAGCAGGCCTATGACGACCTCGAAAGGCTTATGGACGTTGCGCCCGAAACGTTCTGTAAGCGGTCGGGAGGACGCATAAGCCGTTCCACCTTTTACGATTGGTGGCGCGAAAAAAACATCCTCCACGTCTGACACCGTAAAATCAAGCCGCCGTTATCTGTTCTGGTAACGGCGGCTAATTTTATGCCTGAAAGTTGCGTTGCTCGTTGCGTTGCACCTCACTGGTAGGCCGTGCCGAATTTGTGTCTCTGGTAGCGGCGATTTTCGTGTGTTGCAGCTTGTGTTGCTCTTTGTGTTGCACTTCGCGACAATGCGCTGTCTATATGTGCGTTAATTGTGTTGTCGTTTGTGTTGTTTGTTGTGTTGTCGTTTGTGTTGTTAGCGCATAGTGACCGCTTTCGGAGTGCGCCCTTAGCTGCGCCCCTAAGTGCGCCCAACTCCTTTGCAGTGCATTGTGTTATAAGTGATTAAGTGCGCCCTTGACTGCGCCCCTTGGTGCGCCCCTCATAACTACCGCTTACCGTAAAGCACCCAATCAAGCACTCGCCGATTAGCTTCGTCCACTTTGGCGTTGTCATAGTCGATATAAACATCCGTAATCGCAACACCGAAGGAGTGGCCTAATGCTTGGCTTATAATATCTTTTGGTATGCCAATACTGTATGCTATGGTCGCCCATGAGTGCCGCGCCCAATACAGCGTTAAATCATCACGCCCGGCACACTTTCTAAGTGCTGTGGAGACGGCATTGCACATAGCATGTCGGGTACTCCACATGTCCGCAAACGTAAGCAACCGGCCATGCTGGTCTGACTTGTAGCGGTTTATTATTTCCAACGCTTCCGGCTCAACCTTGATACTGTACTGCTTGCGCGTCTTACAGCGCTCATACTCGATTCGACCATCAGTCGTTAAGCATTCAAGCCGAAGCATGTCTACACTATTAATGCCGATAAGCATAAACGACAACTTAAAGACATCAAGTGCGACACGTGCGCGAGTACTACTTGGCGTAAGCGCAAATATAGTACGTATGACATCAACTGGCAGCGAGCGTTTACGCGTTTTCGGTCTCCGTACAATTCGGGGCAATTGGATAAACGGATCGCGGTCTATAATCTCATTGCGTATAGCCTCGCGAATAACCGCGTGGATACAGAACATATAATTGGAGATTGTGCCCAAGCTATAATCTTGACTGTATAACCAATTCAGATAGCGGCGCAATAGGTTATAATCAATCTCTTGTATTAGCATATACTCTACATTCGCCTCATAACGCATTAGCGCATTCAAAGCGACCCTGTAACACTCTTGTGTCGCTTTGCGGCGGCGGCTTTTCATGAAGTCGCGATATAGCGTAACAAACCGACATTCTTTTTCTATCTGTCGCCCGAACAGCTTATTGGCAACACGCTCTTTAATTTCGGCGACATCCATAAATCGACCGCCTTGTTGATATATCTCCATTTTAAGCGCGTCTAACTGCTTAATCCAATAAGCTAAGACATTCGCAAGACGTTCGAGACGCTTAGGCGGATTAGGCGACAGCGCGAGGTCTAAGTCAAGCGGAGGCAAGTACATATCTGTTGCGAGTTCGGCCTTTCGGCGGTTGTTGGTGATGCGGATACGGACGTTGTTACATCTCCGTTCATCGCATACAAGCTTCATTGTTATCATAAGAGAAAAAGTTAATTAGTCTTTATTAAAAGTTAAATAATCTTAAAACTTCAACTGCTTCTGCTGAAACATTTGCTGAAACATTTGATGCAAAAAGCCTCAAAACGGCTATATTTGGAGCTGATATTTTCATCTGCCAACACAACGCAAATATCTATATATAGGCGATTTAGCATATTCCTTGATGTATTTTTAATCTCCATAAATTATTTAGACCTGCAAAGTTAATAGCCCGTTATAATCTCATATAAGCCAAATACTTAAATAGTCATATTTTTGCCTGCTGAAACATTTGATGCACTTTGCGCCGGTTTGCGCGATAAAAGTGTTAATACCGTTAACATTCCGATTTTGCCCTGTTTGCATCAACGATTTTTTTATTATAACTTCGCGACCGAATATCAAACAGCCGCGTTGTCGGGATAGCCTACGGCAGGGCGCGGCGAAGTTAACCCGGTTACTGTGGGATTGCACGACAGCCGGGACGCCAGACGAAAGACTGAGGCGCGTGCATAGTGGCAATACTACATCAGTCAAGCGAGGGCGATTGCCCGTTACCTCGCCCCGGTAACCGCCGTACACCGATAACCCGGACGGGAGTGCCGCAGGATAGTCTGCCCGAGGTTTTGCAGTCGCCGACTTCTGTCGGTTTTTTCTGCTAACCTCCCTTGGGCAGACTATACCCAGTCCGCCCCCACCTCCTCCCCACCGGGAGTGCTTCGTTTCATTAGAGTCTGTATACTCTATGCGTGCGTGTGTGCATGTGCGTGTATACGTGTGCGTGTATGTGCGCGTAAGCGTAATCAAGACTCTAAATCAATTAAATAAAAAGATTAAACTCAAAAACTCGAAAAATTTTGTCGCGAAAACTCGATTTTTGCGGTCAAAAGTCGCGCTAAATCTCGTATGCCTCGACAAGGTGTTTAAGCCCTTTTTTTTCGTCATACATCATGACAGCCCAGATTAACGGCGCTGAATAGTGAATGGTGGAGCATAGAGTTAACTCCGCTCTATTGGTTTGGAGAAAACGTTTCTGCATCCTTTCTGCGTATGCTTTCTCTTTCTTCGTTTTGGCTCTGTCGGCGGCATTTCCCAGTTTAGTGAGTTTGTTGTTTAACAAGGATGCTCTTGCCGCAATTCTTTTGTCCGTGCAATCAAAAGGAGTACCGTATTTTTTCTTGTAATCTATCAGCACCTTTAACTCGTCTTGTGTGATTTTGAAAAGGTCTTCCATGTCATTCTCGATGCAAGCAAGGGTATAAGCCGTAGCCGCTGCGTCTGCATCCTCATTTGTTGAATAGAAATCGCACGTGGCTTGTGTTACCCGGACAACACAAGCACTATCCGAACAAGTAAAATCAAGTATTATGTGTATTTGAGCGGCAAGCATACCTGTACTGACGTTTAGGGGGAGGAGCGGTTCTAATAAATTGGGCATTTCTTTTCCTCGAAGGGATATTGTCATCTCGCCCGTCTCGAGGTTTTCGCTTCTGACGCGCGGATTATAAAAAAACCAAGCCTTTGTCCATTTTTCCTTAATCACGCGCATATACATCTCTTTGGTAAATCCATCACGGCGGATTGTGTCGCGCATATCTATCTCGTCTATCTCTATTGCGTAAGCCGAGACACACGACATCAGCGCTAAAATTGCTACTAAAATTGACTTTTTCATTGTTTGTTTGTTTTTGTGATTGGAATAAATATTCAGACATACCGCTGTGGCGTCCATAGACCGCTCTATTTTCGCGCTAAACCGCTCGCAGGTATAAATTATCATCCGAGGGTTACAAACGCGCTGAAAACGGCTTATTTCGCTTCGTCTTTTTTCGCGGCCTTTGCTTCCGCTCGCCTGCGCCTCATCGCCTCTTTAAGTTCATCTTTCTTTTGCCTTTCTTCTTCGGCGCGAGGCTTGTAGCGACCGGCAATACCGGCAAACCCCTCGATGATTGCTAAAAGGCGAGAAATCTGTTCGTCTTTCTCTTTTATCTCGACTGATAACGCCTCGACCTTACGGATAAGTGTTCGCATTAGGTTTTGGTCGCTTTTGCTTTTAGCGGTATAAGACGCCGAGCCGCTTCCGTTGTTAACAGCCGAATGGGCAACGCCACCACGGATGTTAATTTCGTTGCTATCGGTGATTGCAGGATGTTCGGGCAGAAGCATATCGCCCTCGCCCGTTTTCAGCCACTCGATATTGAGAATCGGGAAGCGCTGACGGATTTTTTCAAACATCAGCGGACGACTTGTTGCTTTTATTTTAGTCCCTACGCCACGGGGCATACCGCACTCCTTTTCGAGCTGATTTATAGGCATATCCAGCGTTGCGGCAAAGTGTTTAAGCCTATCTACGGGTGTGTCCATTGTGTTAATGATTGTTAAATATTTGCGCTTTTCTTGCTTTTAATGAATTTTCGCCGTAACTTTGCCCTCGAAATCGAAACTAACAGGCAAAACGAGGGCGGACAGCGTATAAAACGCCACCTCAATATGTTCAAAGGCAAATTTACGCCGTTCAAACGAGTTCGCCAAATTATTAACAATCATTAACCGCAAAAAAAATGAAGCTAACGCAAGACATAGTGCGCAACTTGATGCCGGGGCAAACGCTTTCCGTCCACTGCGAAAGCGTGGATGAGCTGAACGCCGCGCAACAAACTGCGTACCGTGGACGGCGCGAACATCAAAAAAGCACGAAAGTGCGCGTTCAGCGTGATTCCAAAACGCTGACGCTAACACTGACGTGCAGCGCGGTTTGATAAGTTATTAAGTTATGACGATTTATCAACCTGACATCCGCGACAATGCGCTTATGACGGTCTTACAGGCCGCTAAGGTCTTAGGCGTAAGCCAACAGACCGTGCGCAGAGCATTAAAGCGCGGACGACAGGACGGCGGAATGGACGCAGCTCAACGCTGCCGCCGACTAAAAGTGTCCGGGGCTGAGGTCAAGCGCTTCTGGCGCGAACACTAAGTCCGAGGAGAGGCAACGGCCTTACGGTTGCCACGCGGGACTCGCGAATAGCGAGATACAGAGACTGCGATAGTGCCTGCTGATGAGCATACAGTACGGGTAGCACCCGAAAGCTCCGCCGAGGTCGGCGCTCCTTGAAGCCAAATGACGGCTTACAAGTGAACCGGCAAACCAAGCCGCTGCAATACCGAGCGGCACGACATAGGGAGAGGCGAAAGATACCGGAACAGAGCAATAGGCGTTGACATGTCCGCCGACAGCATCCGGGGCAAATGTGCGGAGAGTAGCGTCTCCGCGATGACATACGGCGGCATAAACAGACGTCAATGGCGAGGTACAGCCTTTGCCGCCGAGGTATTGACAAAGATTAGAAACTTTGGTTTCTATATATATAGCCGCAGCTCGCGAAGGCGTTAAGACCCCATCAGAACCTGCTGCGGCACTAAGGCCGACCAACCCTGACCACCCTCGAAAGTATGCGCGATAGGATAGCCGCGCATCAGGACATCGCAGACAGCTTTGGCTGTGCTATTCGGAATTTGAGGACGCTGTGCGCGGTTCGACTCCGCGCCGAGGGACACAACATCAACTAACACAAACAAGACAATGAGGAAATACAAATTAACAGACGAAACAATTCAAATCACGCGTAACGGTGTGGAAGTAACGCTACACCAAATTGAGGCGCTGCGAGACTTCGGGGTCGTGAAAGCAGGCGAGAAAGGCGGCTTTATAGAGCGCGAGGCTAACCTAAGCCACGATGGTGACTGCTGGGTCTACGACACCGCAAAAATTTATGATAATGCCAAGGTGTACGGCAACGCATGGATATTCGGCTGCGCCGAGGTGTACGACACTGCCGAGGTGTACGACAACGCCAATATCTACGGCTGCGCCAAGGTGTACGGCACGTCTAAGGTATACGGTGACATCGTGCTGTCTAAGTAATAAAGTAATAAATAGCCCTATTAATAATCAACTATGAAATTCGTAAATAAAACGATGATTGCAGCCGCAACGATACTGACATCCGTATGCGGCTTTTTCATGGCTTTTGCCTACGGCTGGACAAACCAAAATTATTGGTTTGTTCTCGGCGGTCTTGTTCTAATGGTTGCGCCGTGGCTTATAGCCGTGTTTATCGGCAAATTAGGGAAATTGAAAGAAATAATATTCCCCGACCCACAAGATGAGGATATATACTAAACATATGTCTAAACAGTGTTATTTTTAGCTATTTTTATTCCATGGCGGAGAGACCGAGAGAGGTCGTAAAATCCGCCAACAGGATTGGTTGCGAATAGCTTAGCCGATGCCGTCCGTGAGAATAGCATCGGCTTAATGGGCATGGCAGACCGCAAGCATCGTTGCGAGTATTACTCGTGCGTCAAACAGCGGTGCTTGTCTGCGGTTCAACTCCACAGATGCCCACGCGAACACTCATATGCAGTAAGTTGATTAGACATCAGACATTAGACGCTTGGTGGTCTGCGAAGATAGCCAAGCATTATACGGAATAACAAAGCACGGATAACGGATGCCCGTGCAAGGCTTGACGGCGACTTGACAGTGCGCGACCGAGGCCTTTTTAAGCTATCCCGAGTTCGATTCTCGGGTATTCCTCAAAGTGTTCATATAGGGTTTATGTATTTTCGGCATTACGGACGGGCTATTGCATGGTTAGTCCGTCCGTGTGCCGATTTTTTATTAGTATTCATGGGAAAAAAAACTGTTACAGAAGCGGAGCTTGCGTATATCCGCCAAAACGCTTCGACCATGAGTTCGCGCGAAATGCGCATAGCGCTTGGCCTGCAACACTCGTGGCAACTTCGCTATCGCGCAAGGCTTGCAGGTGTAAAGTTGCAACCCTCGCTGCGCAAAAACGCGCACCTGCAACGCAGGTTGTCTCAACAAGAGAAAAGCTGGCTTGCGGCAAATTATAGGCACGTAACCATGCACTTTATACATAGGTTCTTGGGGATAAGCTGGAAAGCGTTATACCGAGAACTCAACGCAATGGGATTCTCTAAATCCCGACCCCTGACAAAAAACCAACCAACTAAACAATAGACATCTATGACAATTGAAACTAAATTCAGCCTCGGCCAAAAAGTTTATTGGCTTGAAGGCCACGAGGCGCTCAGCGCACGTGTAACGCGCGTAAGCGTAAATGAACAAGGCAGCATCTACTATGGAGTCCTTGTCGGTGATGCAGATCTGCGGTTTATGGCCGAGAGTGAGCTTAAAGGCTCGCTTGATGCTATCTATCAAGAACTTAGCGAAACATTGAGCGCTGTCAAAGAACAAATGGCCAACGGCTTATGATGATAGAGTCGACCATCTACGGTCTGCCAAACGGCGAATATCACCGTGGTGAGCCGTATAATAAGTACATCAGCAGCAGCCAAATCAAGGACTATGCAAAGTCCCCGGCCTACGCTAAATGGCATCGGGAGCATCCCGATGACGAAAGCGGCAACGCGGCGTTGGCCTTTGGCTCGCTGTTCCACGATTGCCTTGCGAGTCTTGCGGGCGGTCAAAGTTTGACCGCGTGGATAAGCGGCACGGCTGTGTTCGACGCCCCCGTAAACGACAAAACGAGGCAACCTTACGGCGCAACGACCAAGCGCTATGCGGAGGCTTACGAGGAGTTCTTGCTCGCCAACGTTGACAACCGCATTGCTTCGAGCGCAGATCTGCAACTTATCCGCGACATGGTGTCGGCATTATTGGATGACCGAACCGAAACAGGCAAGACCGTCCGTAAGTTGCTTAAATGGGGCAAGCCCGAAGTAAGCCATTTCCTCGTATTCGAGGGTTGCAAATTCAAGTGCCGCCCCGACCTCGAAACACGCAAAAAAATTGTGGATTGGAAAACCACAACCCTTGACGCTTTCGACGAGGACAGCGTAAATAGAGTAATCCTGAAATACGGCTACCATATCAGCGCCGCAATGTATCAGTGGCTTGTCCACGAAATTACGGGCGAATGGAAGTCGTTTTACCTCGTGCTTGTATCTAAGCAAGCACCCCATGACAGCGTAATCGTCTGCATGGACGATTGGGCTTATCGACACATCTCCGAAGCCGACTATACGGCATTAGGCCCCGGCGCTTACGAGTTCGCTAAGCTCCGCGATTTACATATGCAATGCGTAAAGAGCGGCGAATATCCGACCGCCGAGGTGTTTATAGATAAAAGAGACGGTGAGGCGCCTATAATGAACATTCAACCCCCGTCTTACGTTACACGAAAGTACATCGACGAAATATGAAAGAGGAAGAAACAATACAGCAACAATCCGCCGAAACGCCGCAGGAGCAGCCGCAAACGCAAGCCGTTGCGGTCAAGAAAGACGCCTCCCCCGAGCGCACGGCGGAAGCTATTAAGCGTCTGCCTGCCGAGTTGCAGGGCATACGCAATCTGTTTGCACAGCCGTGGGAGAGTTTCCGCGCGGCTTTTGCTGACCCGCAAGAGGCCGACCGCACGATGCAGCGCGAAATCACCTACGCAGCGCAAGCGATGACGTCTAATAGTTATCTTATAGAGTGTGCGGCTAAATTTCCGCAGGACTTCGTAAACGCGCTGAAAAATGTCGCGTTGAGCGGCTTATCATTGTCTCCGACACTCAAACAAGGCTATCTTGTGCCCTTCAAAGGCCGCGTAACCTTTATGCCCTCCTATATGGGCATGGTTGACCTGCTTAGCAACAACGGCCATATCAAGAAGATAGAGGCATTTTTGGTTTTTGAGGGCGATGAGTTTACCATGACGCACGGCACAAACGAAAGTCTTGTACATAAACCCAATCCGTGGGGGGAACGCTCCGAAAAGACGCTACTCGGCGGCTATTGGATAGCGACCCTTGCAGATGACACAAAGCTGTTCGACAATATGACCAAGGCGGAAATCGACCAAATAAAGATGCGGTCGCCGTCCGTTGCCGGAAAGAAGTCCTCGCCGTGGGATAGCGACTATCTGGCAATGTGTCGCAAGACGATATTGCGGCGCGGATTCAAATCCCTGCCCAAGGGCACTATCAGCGATGACCGCATTAAGGTTATCGAGGCCGTATTCGATTATGACGAAAAAGCCGAGCAAGACTGGGTTGCACGTCAGAAACAAGCCAATAAACGCACAAACGCTGACTTCGATGAGGACGGCGAAGTGCAATACGAGGAAATAAACTAAGGTCGTAATCCCTGCACAAGAGAGTGCGAAACAGGCGCGTCCTGTTCGGGCGCAAATCATTAATGTTATGGAGGGCGTGTGGTCTAAGATAAGACGGCATACGAATATTAACCTTAGATTAGGTTAGTGCCAAATAAGCCGTGTGCAAATTCGGAATTAAGTCCCGACACGCCTGCAAATTTACCATTGTTTGTTTAACTATATTATTATGAAAGAGTTGATTAGCAAAATCTCTGAGTTGTTCGAGGTGTTTTCCTCAAACGCCGTCAAGGCGCAAGCAGGAAACAAAGCTGCCGGCGCACGCGCACGCAAAGCTTCCCTCGAAATCGAAAAAGCCTTGAAAGAGTTCCGTAAAACTTCCGTTGCCTACGGCAAGGAGTAAGTAACGCGGAACGCCTGCGGTGCGGAGTTCGTTTGGGATGCCGCTAATTAGCGGACAGGTTCGACCCCTGCCGCACCGCCAACATAGGCAAGTCGATTACTATTACCATATTGAATTATGTTCGTTTTTCTGCGCCGTCTGTGAAGATAGCGCGGTTTTATGGGCGTCATGGTGAAACCCTTGTTTTTAGGCTTTTCAAGGGTATTGCGGTTCGAGTCCGCTTGCGCCCGCACATAGGTTATATGTATGATGAGAAGAGTAAAGTGGATTTTGGAGTGTCGGGCTTGTGAAAGTCCGGCGCTCGTTTTTCGGGACAACAAGCCGTGGATGCACGGAAGCCCACGGACGCCATCCTTCTGTCAGTGGCGTTGCAGGACACTGCCGCAAGCGCGTTCGACTCGCGCTTGTCCCACATAAAGTTAATATTTCTTAAAAAATACGCCATTATTTGTTTGGCAAGATGCAAACCATTAAATTTGCGGCATCCAAACGGCAATTGACGCAAGTCTTTTGTCGCCAATAAAATTTCTACTATTGTAGATAAAAAGGCGGAAGTGTCGCGCCCTTCGGGGTTGCGTGAATTGAAACGCGATAAGCAAAGTAGGATTAAATTTTCCTTTCGCCGAGGGCAGGATATTATTCCTGCCCTTTTTTTATTCTCTAAGCGACTGACGCATTTGCGTTGGCCGCTTTTTTTAGCCAATTACCGACGAGGGGGATGTAGCGAAAACGCGACACCCTCCACAAAGAGTGGTATACAAGCAATGATTTCCAACCACCCACATAAACATAAAACAAAATGATAAACAATATCGACAATTTATTTATGCCGGAAATAAACGAAACAAAGGCGGTGCAGCCACTTAAAGAAGTGGAAGTGGTAGGGCAGTCGTTCATTATCTACGGAACACCCGAAGAACCTTTGTTCAAGGCGAAAGACGTTGCAACTTTTATTGGGCACTCTGATGTGTCTATGATGATGCAGACGGTGGATGATGACGAAAAGCTGACCCAAACAATGTTTGTATCAGGTCAAAATCGAAACGTATGGATGCTGACAGAAAATGGTTTGTACGAAGTTCTTATGCAGAGCCGCAAACCAACAGCCAAACTGTTTAAGAAAGGCGTCAAGAAGATTCTACGCGAAATCCGAATGACCGGTGGCTATATCGCCGCTAAGGACGATGATTCGCCCGAGGTGATAATGGCAAAGGCGCTACAAATAGCCCAAGCCACCCTTGCACGACAAGAGTCAAGACTGCAACAACTCGAAAACACCAACACGCGTAACGAACAAACCATCTTAGAGCAAGCGCCAAAGGTGGACTACTACGACACCACGCTGCAAAGTGTTAATACTATGACCACAACCCAAATTGCAAAGGAATTGGGAATGGACGCGCACAGCCTTAACAAGCAACTTAAACAAGCCGGCGTAATCTTCCGTCAATCGGGGATGTGGATGATGAAACAACCTTATGCAAGCTGGAATTTATCCGCGACACGCACACAGACCTATACGCGGTCTGACGGAAGTATCGGGTCGTCAATGTATACCGTTTGGAACGAACGCGGACGGCGCTTCATCCACGCGTTGCACGACAATGGGTTTAACGCCCGTAAAGCAAAGAATGCTATTGTATAACCAATGAAAATACCTGTATCTGAATACGTCCTTGCCAACATCCTGCGGCACTACGGCACACTGGCCGAGCGCTGCACCGTTCCGCGAGACGACCTTAAAGCCGTCAACGCCAAACGGCTTGCAGGCGAGGATTTACGGCGACTTAAACGATTATTAAAAGTAAGAAATGATTAATATTAGAGACCTGCGCATCGGCTCACACGTTGCGCTTAATCGTTATCCCAACCGAGTATGCCGGATTGAGTGCATAATGCCGACCTCCGTGTATATATCTTATGCAGACAACGGCGTCCGCGTCAAGATGTTCAACGTGCCGATAAGCGAGCTGAAACCACTGGAAATCACGGAGAAACGCCTTAACGCATTATGCAAGGCTATGGGAATACCCAAAGAGCGTTTTAAGGCCGATGCCGAGTGGCACTTGTTGGAAACATTCGTGTGGGTTGAGTATATGAAAGAAGTTATTAACTAAGATTAACGATAAACACTTGGATGGATTGGCGGAAAGGTCTTAAATTTGCGGCGTCCAATTACAATCGAAGTGGATTAGCGCTGCTTTTCCACGCACATACGCCGGAAAGGCATTTTTTTATGCTAATTCCCGATATTAAAGGAAACACGCATAGCGTGCCGCCCCTTGGCTTTGCTGTAATGGCATGGCCGTGCTTTTTCCACTTTGATTGGCATTGGACAAAGGGTAGCGGCACGCTTTTTTTGCGTGCCAACCCGAAAAGTTATTCATAGTCCAAACAATCAAAGTAAAAATGAACCAAACAGACCTTTCACATCTGTACGAGGACATCGAACAATGCCTCGGCCTCACGTCCGCGATGCCGGAAAACAGACAGACACAAGCAATCTTTCTGACGCTGCTTTCATGTGCCGACCTTGTAGAACAACTCCTAAATGGAGAGGAGGCACTGCGATGAACGAGAAGAAACAAGCCGCCGAGGCAAAGAAACTCGCAATGGCTCTGTCCATACAGGCAATGCGCCTTATCGCCGTGGCTCGCAAACACCGCGACACGCTGGGCGACATCATCGACATGCAAGAAACCGCGATAAGCGCTGCCGCTTACTTGACAACAATAAAAGCGGACTGACGCGTTCCAACACCCACACGCAAAGGGGCATGGGCTTAGACGGCCTTTGCCCTTTTTCCGTTTTTAAGCACATTTTTTAAGCACATGATTTACGACAAACAAACGATTCGGGGACAAGCCCCGAGCAAGTCCAATTCGTATCGCATAATCACGCTACACGGCCACGGAAGTCTATGCAAAACCAAACAGACCAAAGCCTACGAGGAGAGCTTTTTTATGCAATGCGGCTTGCGCGGCGCGATGATAGACCGGCGATTCAAGCTGGATATTGACGTGTATTTTGCGTCCGACCGCCCCGATTTAGATAATGCTCTGAAAGTTACGCTCGACTGCCTACAAAGCGCTAAGGCAATAAAAAATGACAGGTATTGCGCTGAAATCCACGCACGCAAGTTGATTGACAAGGAAAATCCGCGTATCGAGTTCACAATCGAAACACTGACCGAATGAAAGATTGGAAAGGCAATTCTAAATCGGTGTTTGCGCAACTTGGCGCCTCAAATCATTCTTCCGAGGAACGTCAAAACGAGGATTATTACGCCACCGACCCCGAAGCTGCACAATGGCTTCTGCGTATCGAGGATATACCCAAAGACAAACCCGTATGGGAATGTGCCGCAGGAGCAAGGCATCTCGCTGACGTGTTCGAGAACGCAGGCTACAAGGTTATAGCCACCGACATTGTCAAGCGTGCCGAAAACGTGCAAGTCGAAGATTTCTTGATGTTTCGCGGCCACAACTTCTGTTTTGACGGCACGATAATCACCAATCCGCCATACCGCTACGCTGAGCAATTTGTAACGCACGCGCTTACGAATACAGCGCCCGGCAATAAGGTCTGCATGTTCTTGCGTCTCAACTTCTTAGAGGGCAAAAGACGTAAGGAATTATTTCGCATCTTTCCACCGATACGTGTATGGGTATCGTCATCGCGCATCCAATGCGCAAAAAACGCCGATTTCGGCAAATACAAAGGCGGCAGCGCATCTGCATACGCCTGGTTCGTATGGGAAGTCGGCTATCAAGGACAAACAACACTTAAATGGTTTAATTAATATGAATTACGAAAAATTAAAAGAAGCGCTGGATTACACGGCTGAACATAGAAAAGAAGTTTTGGGTGAAAATTCCGCAATACTCTCTATTGTTATCTCCCAAGATAAAGACGCTGTTGTATCAAATGTAAATGGAGATCGTATGTATATTATCGCAGCCATCGCTATGATAGCAGAGGAAAATAAGGGTAGATTCCAGTATCTAGTGCAAAATTAGCCAATATATTTGAAGAACTCGGCGACCGGAGTAGAAAAACCGAGTTTCAGCCTCGGGCGCTTGTTGATTTTGATGATTATTTTTCTGAGCATGTCGTCCGAGATAGTGCAGAAGTCCGTACCTTTTGGGATGTACTGCCGGATCAACTTGTTGTGGTATTCGATGCAGCCCTTTTCCCACGAAGAGTATGGATGCGCGAAGAATATCTTGGTTTTAAGCCGTTTGGCTATATACCGGTGTTCGGCAAACTCGCTTCCGTTGTCGGTGGTAATCGAACGTATCTTCCCGGCGTAGGGCAGCATCATAGCAACGACGGCCTTGGCCAGGGCCTTCGCGTTCTTGCCCTCGTGGAGTATCCGACCAAAGACAAAGTTGGTGTTTCTCTCCACAATCGTCACAATCGCGCCCTTGCCGTCTTTGCCCACGATTGTGTCCATCTCGAAATCTCCCGGAGTAGAGCCGTCCCAGTTTGCAGGGCGCTCGTCTATCATGGTGCGGTTCTGCACGGCTACATACGGGGATGACACCTGCCTTGCGCGATGTTTGAGCTGGTGGCGACAGTGCTTCCATAGGTCGCCACCGTTGGCCTTGTCCGCCCTTATGTACGCGTAGACGGTCTCGATGCACACGCTGTCTTTGCCGTTCTTGCGCAGCCATCCCACAATCTGCGCGGGTGACCACTGCTCTCGGGTAATCTTCTCGCGTATGAAATTGCGTATCTCCAACGTCAACTTTCGGTAGTTCCGCAGTCTTAGCTGGCGGCTCTTAGCCTTTGCTTGCGCCTGTTTCCAGTGGTAGCCGCGCTTGCCGCTGTTGTGATTTAGTTCTCTACTGAGCGTTGATTCGGAGACGCCGATAGTCCGGGCTATCTCTTTTCTGCCCTTATTTTGCCGGAGTAATCTATCTATTGTGTATCTTTGCTCCGCAGTTAGGTGTTTATACTTATTTTCCATAACACAAAGTTACTTAATTGCAGGGAGACTTCGGCCTCCCTTTTTTATTTCTGTACTGCTTAATGAAAGTTCCCATTGTCTGCACTGCGCTCAACGGGGGCCTGCTCGGCCCCCTCGGCGCGCGGCCTTCCCCCGAGGAGGAGTGAGGTGTTTTGCCGTTGCACTTCTTATCTGAATCTTTC